CTATGCCGCGACCATCCGGCTTGGGGAGATCATCTGGGAGATATCCGGGAGATCATCTTTGGAAGCGCTCCGCTTCACCAAATCCACCCGCCCCCACAGAGTACGCAGCCCTACGTTACGCATCGCGCGCTGAAAAATCTCTTCCAGCCCGTCCAGGCGATCCTGCCGCATGGCCGGCGTCGGGTGCTGATACACGGCTTTGATGCCCGGACGCTTGTGCCCGGCCTGTTCAAAGGCCAGCGCTGGCTTGACCCCGATCTGCTCCTGCAGCGTGTCGTGCGTGTGCCGCGTGGCCCGCATCGTCATCCCAGGCATGATCGGCTCCCACGCTGCCCTCGGCGCGTGCCCCTTGCTCGCTGGCAATGCGTCCCGCCCGTCGGCCGCGGGCCGCAGGATGCTCCGCCCGAAGTTGCTCCGCCGCCACAGCTTCCCCGTGGGAGTGCAAAAGACGTGCGGCCACGGCCAATCAGCGAGGTGGCAGCGCAACAGGATCGCGAGGAACGGCGGCACGTCAACGTCTCGGGCCCGTCCCTCGTTCTTCGGCGGCTCCAGCCGATGCACCAGCCCGGTCCGCTTGCCGCTCTCGTCCCGGCCGACGTACTCAGCCAGCTCCCCAACATCCGGGTCGACCCGAACAGTGGGACAGGTGAACACGCCGCCGTCGTAGGGCTGCTGACGCACCAGAAGAGTGTTGTCCCGGTGAAGGGCCGCGCTCTCCCCCCAGCCCAGCCCAGTGAATGCCGTTGTCAGCACGTGCAACCCGTTCACGGGCCCGAGACGTTCCGCGACCTGGATCACGACCTCGGGCGGCGCCCACTGCTCCTCCACCGTCTTCTTCTTCACCTTCGCCGGCCGGTCCCCCGCCGTTGCCGCAGTGGCGCGCGTGCGCCGGCGGCCGGCGAGCGGGTTCACGGTGAGGTGTTGCGCGTCCACGGCGCCCGTGAGGATGGAGGACATCAGGCTGACGCAGTGCCCGGCGGTGACGTCGTCGCAGCGCAGGCCCTGCTGCCATGCGTCTACGTTGAACCACGTGATCGACTGGAGCGGCGTGTGCTCCCACTTGGGGAAGATGTGCTGGTCGAGCATGTTCCACCGCTTGTCTACGGTGGCCCCGCGCTTCGGCTTCGCCTTCATCCACTCTCGCGCCCAGAGACCGAAGTGCTTCCGCTGCAGATCCGGATCGATCCAGCGGCCGGCCCGGATAGCTGCCTCTTGCTCATCGCCCCACTGCTCAGCAGTGCGCTTCGTCGGAAAGCCGGGCTCGCTCCCCCACGTGCCGTCTGGCTTTTTGTACCGGGCGCGCCAGGACACCTTGCCCTTGCTGCCCTTCGCCGTGCTGACGCGCTTCTCCGCGTAGGCCATCGCCCCGCCCCTCTAACGGACTGGCTTGCAACGCCAGTTGGGGGTGATGGCCAGAGGCTTCACCCCCGGGATCTTCCCGTCGAGCCATGAGAGAACCTGCTCGGCGATGTACAACACCCACACCCCGCCCCGCTGGACGAGCCACGCGCAGACGCCGAGGGGCATCTCTTTGACGCATCGAACTTCTACCCGCACCGGTCCCCCACTTCTTAACCGAGCACGGCGGCACCTCCGTTACTGGTTGACCATGCAATCACACAGAACGTGCACAAGTGGAGGGTGCGTCACAACTTTTCAGTACTGATCGGTCGTGTTGGTGCTGTCAGTGCGCCTGAGTTTGAGTTCGGCTTCTTCCCACCGCAGCAACGCGCGCTTCAACTGCTCGGGAGTTGCGCCTGCGCGCCCCTTCACGATGACGACCATCTGACCTTCCGGTCCGTCGTCGTCACTGGGCAAATTGATCACGGCCGTGTCGATCAGCGGCCCCTCACGCAACGCGGCCTGGATCCTCAGCGGCAACTCTTCGGCAGCCGGGAGAGCCACGTTTTCAGCGGCGCCCCGGTCCCGCGCCTCTGGGGTGTCGGCGCCTGTCGGGGCCTTCACTGGCTCGCCGCCGGCGAGCACGGCTTCCACGGAATCGTCGGTCCACCCGACAGCGCGGGCGTAGGCGCGGACGGTCGGGGTAACTCTGGCGATCTCCCCGTTCTCGATGTTGCGCATGGTGCCGCGCTTCACGCCGATCCTCTCGGCGACCGTGCCCTGCGGGAGGTCGTGCGCCTCCCGGGCGGCCTTCAGTGCCGCGCCGAGCCGTGTCCAGTCTCGCTCCATGGCTACTCATCATGCCCTATTCCTGTGCAACCCCATAGCCCAGTCTGAGCCTTTTGACCTGCCATTACTGAGCGTACGGGGCGCGTACGGGTTGCATTTGGGGTGCGCGAGACGCACCTCAACCACACGGACACGCGCTGCCATGTTCAGAAACTGAGCATTGAACGGGTCAGACCGCTTGCAGAACGTGTAGTCCAATGCTTAATCTCTGACCGTGACACCGAACGGCAGCGCCATAAGGGCGATCCGTGAGGCTCAGAAATTGAGCATCCGCGCACTCTCTAACCGAACGGGCCTCAACCGCGGCTATCTCTCGCGCCTGGAGCGCGGGCTGATCCGGGACCCGGCCCACGAGCGGGTGGAGGCAATCGCACAGGCCATGCGCGTGCCGACTGACGCCATCACGCACAAGGAGACGACGTGACGACCACAACGGCCACGAGAAAGAGGCGCCCCACCGCCCCCCGTGGCGGTACGCCGGCCCCGTCAGATGCTCTCGCCGAGCAGGTGCACTACTCGCCGGAAGAGGTCTACGAGAAGGGCCTGCTCCCCATCAAGCCGCGAACCCTGCGTGACAAGGCGTCAGCCCGGCTGATCCCCCACAGCCGCGCCGGTGGCCGGATCTCCTTCACCCTCCGGCACCTCCGCGAGATCGCCGCCCTGTACGAGGTCCGGCCGATCAGCGAGACGAAGCCTGCCGCCTGAACTCCCTTACCCCCGAAGTGAGTCGGGGCCGCAACCGGACGACACCCGGCGCGACCCCACACGGCTCACCTCACCACTCCAGTTCCCAGAGAAATGAGGCTCCCCGTGAGCATCGACTCTACCCGCCTTGCCGAACAGGCCCCGCCGGCCTTCGAGCCGCGGGCGCAGTATCTCGGAGCGTTCGCCGCTGCCGAGCAGATGATCGCCGGTTCGCCGGTGGTCCCGTCCGGTATCTCGGTCGTCACCTACGCCCAGTGGGCGCCTGACGGTATGGGTCTGGACGTCCACCTGCGTACGCCGTCCGATGTCGCCGTGTTCGCCCGCTGGATCGGCGGTCACGTCGGCACCACCCTTCAGGCCGACGGCCTGCTGCGGACCTCGGTCACCGGCGGCTACCGGGGCACGCCGTACCTCGCGTGGGCGCTGCACACCGACGCGGAATGGGTGCTCCGTCAGACGGAGCAGGCTGGGGAGCTGGCCCGGCAGGCGCACGAGTACTACGACCTCGACGAGGACTCGGCGGCCGTGGTGCCGGGCTGCGGGCGGGTCGGCTACCTGGCCGCCGGTGCGGATGCCGAGGTGCCGGCGTGAACGCCCGGCGGGTGAACGCTGCGGCGGATGTGATCTGCCGGGCGATGAAGACGAAGCAGACGGCGGCCGGGATCGCCGCGGCCCTCGACGCAGCCGGGCTGCTCCAGTCGCCGGAGGCGGCCGCCGAGGTCGAGCAGATGCAGACCCGGGTCGCCGAGCTGACCGCGCTGCTGAAGCGCGCGCAGGACGAGGCCCGTTCAGCGCACGGCGCCGAGGCCGCACCGAGCCGGGGTGCTGGCGAGCGGCCCAAGATCTGCGGGCAGTCCGACGAGTACGGCCGCCGCTGTGATCTCCGTGAGCACGCCACCGGCGACCACGGCCGGCTGGTCGGGCTCGGTCTCGACAACGTCGTGACGTGGCCGGCCTCGCCCGCGGGCAGCGGCGAGACGGGCGGTGCGTGATGGATGTCGCCTTCGATCTGGCTGCCGATCACTCCTCGAGCAGTGAGGACCAGACCGCGTTCCTCCTCGCGTTCGGGGCTGGCCGGTCTCGAGCGCAGCACGGCTGCGATGTGGAAGCCGACTGGCTGCTGCTGAAGGCTCACCCGGAAACGTCCGCCGCGCTCCTCGCCGGGTTCATCGAGGGCCTGGCGTCCACGCGCAGCCTCGCGCAGTGGGGCGGTGCCCGATGACTGCCGATCGTGCTCGTCGGCGCCGCATCATCTGCGCTTCATGTGGTGCGACCGCCGCGCATCGGGGGCGGGGCTACTGCGTGGCGTGCTACGCCCGGTGGGTCTACCACGGTCGCCCGGCTGGTGGGCCCCCTGCGCCGGGGGCCACCGCGCCGAAGCCCCGTGCCCCCCGCCCGCGCGTCATTCCCGACCGGTGCAGGCACGGGCACGCGCTCGACGCGACCAACCTGCGCTTCGACGGCAACGGCGTTCGCTACTGCCGGGCATGCCGGTACGTCATCGAGAAGACGTACAACGAGCGCCAGTTCACGTACCGCCACGACGGGCACGACGTCATCCCGACCCGGGACGGCCGCCGGTACTGCCGCACGTGCAACCGGGGCGAGCAGGACGTGGACGCGGTCGTGGTTGAGCGGGTCGTGTCGGGCGACCGCCCGGCTCGGGTCTCTGCGGCCGAACTGGAGGCTGCGGTGGTTCAGCTTCGGCTGCACCAGTACCCGTACTCGCTGATCGCCGACCGTGCCGGCTGCTCGGTGCGCCATGCCTGGTGGATCTGCGACCGGGTCGGCATCACCTCAACCCGGGAGGTGGGCGCATGACCCGCCGCCCCGGGGTGGGGGGCCTGCCGGTGGATCGCGCGGCCGCCACGGGGCCGCTGCCCCAGACGCCCGCCGAGGAGCGGCACCGGGCCCGCCTGTACGTGGCCAGCCGCGCCATCGACGTCGACGACCTCCGCCTGCTCCTCGCGGCCCTCGACCTGACCGACGGGAGCGACCGGTGACTGACCCGATCGAGAACAACCGCCGCCAGGTGCTCGCCGCGGCGATCCGACGGCAAGCCGGCCCGTGGACGAAGAAGCGCGCCATGCACGTGCTCCGCGCCGCTGGGCTCCCTGGGCCGTACGACCGCGCTGCTCGCCGCGTGCTCGCCCACCACCACGAGACCGGGCTCCTCGACATCCACGACACGCCCGCCCGCCGCTTCTACACCCGCAAGGACGATGCCCGATGAAGTGCGAAGAGCCCCTGTTCGGGGACGGCGAGAAGTACAGCGTCTACGACTGTGTGCTGGATCTGCGCCACGCCGGAGCGCACGAGGACGCCCGGGGCCGCAAGTACCCCCGGGCGCTCGCCCTCGGCCTCGACGAGGTCCTGAACGACCTGATCACCGAGGGCCACAACGTCGGCCACGACCTGTACGACCTCGACGACCGGGAGTACCCCGTCATCGTCGAGACCGTCACCCGGTACGTGCTGTGGGTCAGCGCCCCGTCGGAGGACGACGCCCTGGCCTACTACGGCGACGACCCGACCGACATCAGCCTGACCGGGGAAACGGCCATCGACGGATCGATCGAGGTCCAGCGCATGGACCACCTCGACATCCACGAGGCGTTCGCCAGCCGCCACCACGGCCAGAAGATCGGCCCGCAGATCCAGTGCCCGGACTGCCGCCGGTTGTCGTTCAGCCGCGAGACCTTCCACGACCCGTACCGCCGATGCCACGGCCCGATCGAATGGCGGCAGTGGCCGACCGGCCGGGGTGCCTCCCGCGTCTTCGCTCCCCGGCCGATGCCCGCCCGCAAGGCGGTGTCGGCATGAGCGACCAGAGCCTGCAGGGAACGGTGTACGAGGCGATTACCTCGTTCCAGTTCACCGCTCAACTCTCCAGCCTCCAGCACGCGCAGTTGCGGCAGCACCTCGCTGAGCACCTGGCCGAGGCACTGAGCCAGGTTCAGCGCACGGAGCGCGAGTTCGACCAGGTGCTGCAGCAGCGGGACGCCTACCACGACGCCGCCGACGCGCTGGCCTACGCCATCGCCCCGATCGAGGTCATCGGCGAGCACTCCTCGGACAACTGCCCGTGGACCAACGCCCTCGACCACGTGACGCCCGCCGCCGAGGTGGCCGAGCTGCGCGAGCAGCTGGAGCAGGCCCGCAGCATCGCCGTCCGGCTGGAGAACGAGAACGCGCGGCTCACTGCCGAGCTGGAGAAGTACGTGGGCAAGGAGCCGACCCGCGACGAAGAGCTGGAGTACCTGAGCCGCTGCTTCCACGCCGTGCACGACGTGCTCGACGAGGCCCGGCGGGGGGCCGATCGCTGGGAAAACCCCCTCGCCGTGCCCGAGTGGGTCGCGGTCGTTGAGAAGGCCGCCGCCGGAGAACGGCCCGACAACCCCGACGACAAGCGCCGTCGCATCTACCTCGATGGCAAAGGCAACGCCTGGATTGACCACTCCGTCACCAGCGACGGCACTCGCTGGATCTCCAAGGCCGGCCGCATCGACGACATCGGTGTGACCACGGACACGGTGCGGGCCGACACCGGCAGCCTCCGCGAGATCGGGAGGACATGGTGACCAACACCGCGTCGGCCGGGGAGCGATCCCCGGCCGCCGGCCCGGTCGTGGTCGGCATGTTCGAGCCCGGGTCGGAGGAGTGGCACGCGGCCCGCCGGTCCGGGATCGGCGGCAGCGAGATCGCCGCCGTCCTCGGCATCAGTCCGTACGAGTCCGCGTTCTCCCTGTGGCACCGCAAGCAGGGCCTGATCGCCCCGGTCGCCGAGTCCGAGGAGATGTACTGGGGGAAGGTCCACGAACCCGGCATCTGCCGCAGGTTCGCCGAGCTGCACCCCGAGCACTCGCTCACCGTCGCACCGACGTACGCCGCGGCCGCCCGACGCTGGCAGATCGCCAACCCGGACCGGCTCTGGGGCCCGGACCTGCTGGAGGCTAAGACCGCCCGCACCGCTGAAGGGTGGGGCGAGCCGGGCACCGACGAGATCCCGGTGCACTACCGCGCGCAGTGCCTGCAGTACCTCGACGTCCTCGGCCGCCGCCGCTGCTGGGTCGCTGTCCTGATCGCCGGGTCGGAGTACCGCGAGTACGTCGTGGAGTACGACGCCGCCGAGGCCGCGCTGCTGCGGGACGCCGGCGCCGGCTTCATGGCGTCGCTCGCCGACGGCACCCGGCCGGACATCGACGGCCACACCTCCACCTACCAGGCCATCAAGGAACTCCCCGACGGTCTCGACGACATCGACATCGAGATCGCGGCGGAGCTGCGGGACGAGTACTTCGCCGCGCTCGACGCCGCCAAGGACGCCGACACCGAGAAGCGCCGCTTGGCCGGCCTGGTCCTCGACGAGATCGGCACCGGCCACCGCGCCGTCGTCGACGGCCGGACCGTCGCCACCCGCACCGTCCACGACGGCCACACCCACTCCCTCCAGCCCGCACGAAACCGGAGCGCAGCATGACCGGACAGACCATCGGCAACGCCGTCGCCGTACGCGACAACGGACCCGGCGCCCTCGTCGCCGCCCACCGCGCGGACATCGAACTCGTGATGCCCAGCCACATGCAGGCCCGCGTCGGCGCCTGGATCCGCACCACCCAGGGACTGCTGCGCCGCGACGAGAAGCTGCTGGAGGCCGCGCAGAACGACGTCGGCCAGTTCATGTCCGTACTCCTGGACGCCGCCCGCCTCGGCCTCGAGCCCGGCACCGAGCAGTACCACCTCGTCCCGCGCTGGAACAAGAAGAAGCGCTGCACCGAGATCACCGGCGTCCGCGGCTACCAAGGCGAGATCGAGCTGATGTACCGGGCAGGCGCCGTGTCGTCCGTGATCGTCGAAGTGGTTCGCCAGCGCGACGGCTTCAAGTACCGGCCCGGCCGCGACGAGCGCCCCGAACACGACATCGACTGGGACCTCAGCCTGGAAGAGCGCGGCGACCTCCGCATCGCCTACGCCTACGCCGTGATGAAGGACGGCGCCACGTCCAAGGTGGTCGTCCTCAACAAGGGCCACATCGCCAAGGCCCGCGCCAAGTCCGACAGCGCGAACGGCAAGTACCCCCACCTCTCACCGTGGAACACGGACGAAGAGGCCATGTGGCTGAAGACCGCCGCGCACCGGCTGACCAAGTGGGTGCCCACCAGCGCCGAGTACATCCGCGAGCAACTGCGCGCCAAGGCCGAGGTGGACGCCGAGCAGCAGCCGGCTCCCTTCCCCGCCGGGCCGCTGCCCCAGCCGTTCGACTCCTCCGAGCCGGACGACGAGGCGATCGAGGCCGAGTTCGTGGACGACGAGACCGGCGAGGTGCGGTCGTGAGCCGCCGCAGCCGCCAGGCCGCCGCGCTGGCCCGTGCCGTGGCCCGGCTGACCGCCGACCGCTGCAGGTACGTCGCCCGCATCGACCGCCTGGCCCGCGCCCTGTGGGCCACCCGCCGCGAGCTGGCCGCGCAGCAGCGCGTCAACGACCGGCTCGCCGACCAGCTGTTCTCCGCCATGGGCTACACCGACGCCGCGCTCAAGCGCCTGAACGTCCCCGCCCGCACCGCCGCCGGCCGCGAGCCGGGAGAGGTGACGTCATGAAGGCCATCGACATGCCCCGTCAGAACGAACAGGACTGGCGCCACCAGGCCGCCTGCCGAGACGAGGAAGACGCGGACCTCTTCTTCCCGACTGGGAACACCGGCCCGGCACTGCTGCAGATCGAGGAGGCCAAGGCCGTCTGTCGGCGCTGCCCCGTCCTGCAGACCTGCGGGCAGTGGGCGCTGGACACCGGCCAGGACACGGGCGTGTGGGGCGCGATGAGCGAGGACGACCGCCGCTCGGTTAAGCGTCGCGCCGCCCGACAGCGCGCCGAGCAGCGGAAGACGGTCACCTCATGAGCCCCGCCGAGACCGTTCTGCTCGTCGTCCTCTGGATCGCGGTCGCCGTCGCGGTGGCGTTCCGGCTCGGTGCAGCGATCCGTCGGCATCAGCCCGCCGCTGTCCCGTCGTACGCCACGTTCACCCCGCCGCCGCCCGGCGCCCGCTGGCTCATGTGCGACACCACCGCCTGCGCCCGCCTCCAGACCATCCACACCCCGCAGCCCGGCGGCGCCTACCGCTGCACCACCTGCGGCCACACCAAGGGGGACTGACCCGTGCAGCACACCACCACCCACCCGCTCGCCGGCCAGACCGTCACCGTCACCCCGGCCAGTGTGGTGTTCGGGCACCCGGACACCACCCCGTTCCAGTACACCGTCGAGGACTGGAACGACCGTGCATTCGGTCAGTCGTGGATGGACATGGAGGGGCACCCGGCGAGCCTCGGCTACGCCCTGCGCGCCGCCCTCGGCCACCTGCCCCTCGACAACGAAGTGGTCTACGGCAAGGACGACTTCGGCCGCGGCCACCTCATCCACATCAACGAGATCAACGGCGGTGCGGCGTGATGTACCGCCACGACAGCGACGCGCTGACCGTCATGGACTGGTTCTGTGGCGCCGGCGGCAGCAGCCAGGGCGCGCACGCCGTCCCGGGGGTGGACGTCCGCCTGGCCGCGAACCACTGGGACAAGGCCATCGAGTCGCACTCCCTGAACTTCCCGCAGACCGCGCACTACCGCGGGGACATCCGCGAGGCCCCTGTCGATCGTTGGCCCGTGGCCGAGATCTTCTGGGCGTCGCCGGAGTGCCCGAAGTGGTCCAACGCCCGCGGCGTGAAGCGCAACTTCGACCGCACCAGCCAGCTGTCCTTCGACCTGGAGAGCACCGAGGAGGAGCGAGCGACCCGGGAGGAAGAGGAGCGGTCCCGCGCGCTGATGGAAGAGGTCCCGCTGTACCTGCGCGGTGTGCAGGAGCGCGGCGGCCTGGTGAAGGCCGGCGTCGTCGAGAACGTGGTCGACGTCCGCGGCTGGGACCAGTGGGACCGGTGGGTGGGCGAGATCCGCAAGCTCGGCTACCTCACCCGCCTGATCGCCCTGAACTCGATGCATGCCGACCCGCGGTCGGTGCACCGGGCCCCACAGTCTCGCGATCGCCTGTACCTCGCGTACTGGCACGAGTCCCTCGGCCGGACGCCGGACTGGGACAAGTGGCTGCGCCCGGCCGCCCACTGCCCCCGCTGCGACGAGACGGTGAATGCCCTCCAGGTGTTCAAGGCGCGGGGCCGGGACATGGGCCGCTACCGGCAGCAGTACGTCTACCAGTGCCCGAAGGTGTCGTGCCGGAACCAGGTCGTCGAGCCGGAGGCCCTGCCCGCGGCGGTGGCCATCGACTGGACGATCCCCGGGCAGCGGCTGGCCGACCGCCCGAAGCCGCTCGCCGACAAGACGATCGCCCGGATCGAGGCCGGGCTGAAGCGGTTCGCCCGCCCGATCAGCCTGGAGGCCGCAGGCAACACCTTCGAGCGCCGGCCCGGCGTACGGACGTGGCCCCTCGATGCGCCACTGACCACCCAAACCACCACGGCGACGAAGGCCATGGCCTACGCCCCGCCGATGCTGGTGCCGTCCGGCGGCACGTGGCGCGAGGACGCCACCGCGGTGACCGAGCCCATGGCGACACGCACCACCCGCGAGAACGACGCCCTCGTGGTGCCGCCGCTGCTGGTCCCGGTCGAGGGACGCGACGGTAAGGAGGCCGGCTCGGCTCAGCTGCCGCTGCGCACGCAGACCGCCCGCAACGAAACGGGCCTGGCGTGGTTGCCGTTCATCGCCGAGCTCCGCGGTGGCAGCAGCGACGCCCGGGCCGTGTCCGAGTCCCTGGCCACCGTCACCGCGTCTGGCAATCACCACGGTCTCGTCACCCCCGACGGCGCCTCCGAGCACCTGCTCATCCCGTACTACGGCAACGGCACTGCTCGCCGCGCCACCGACCCGATCGGCGCGCTCACCACCCGCGACCGGTACGCCCTGGTGCGCGGTGAAGTCGACCTGGACGACGTGCGGTTCAGGATGTTGGAGCCGCACGAAATCGGGCGCGCGATGAGCTTCGCGGACGCCTATCAGGTCGTCGGCAGCAAGCGGCAGAAGGTCCGCCAGTACGGCAACGCCGTCACCCCGAACGTCGCCGAGGTCATCATCTGTGCCCTCGTCGAGGCCATCACTGGCAACGAGCTGTCCCGCCACTCCGAGGGGGACCGGTCATGAGCGCCTACGCCTGGATGGACGAGGCGCTGTGCGCCCAGACCGACCCGGACGCCTTCCACGCCGACGGCTCGGGCCACGGCTACCGGGCGGCCGCCAGCATCTGCGGTGCCTGCCCAGTGCGCAAGGAGTGCGAGGCGTTCGCCGACCGGCTCGAAGGAACCCTGTCCCACCGCGACCGGCACGGCATGTGGGGCGGGCGCGTTCCGCGTAGGCGCTCCGCCCGCGCGGCCGCCACCGCGAAGCAGCAGCGTGACGCCCTGATCCTCCGGCTGGCCGCCCGGGGCGGCATGTCCCCAGAGGAGATCGCCGCGACGGCTGGCTGCGAGGTGCGCACCGTGCACCGCGTTACCGCCGCCCACCGCGACTCGCACGGGACCGCGGCATGACCGCCGCCTCGCGGCCGTGCGGCGCGCTCGGCGAGCACACGGGCCCGATCCGGCCGTACGCCTGTGGCCGCCGGTGCAGTGCCCACGCGCCGTGGGCGCTCGCCGGCCCCCCGGAGCCGCAGCCCGGGCCCGGCTGGCCGGCCGACGCCTGGGACACCCCCTCCCCGCAGTCCGCCAGCCGCGTCCACGACGCCCAAGCCATCGCCAGCGGCAAACGCCGCTCCAACCCCGCCGCCTACCGCGCCGCCCAGGCCGCCGTCCGGAAGGACCCCGCATGACCCACACCGACGGCCAGTTCGCCGAGGACACCGAAAGGATCATGCTGGCGCTCGCGCACGGCGTCACCGGCGACACCGAAACCGGCCTCACACTCCTCGAACCCCTCGCCCAACGAGGCCCCGTACAGGCAGCCGGAATCTGCGCCGCCCTCGCCGAGACCATGAGCGCCGAGGCCCGAGCAAAGCAGGCCCCCGGCCACTTCTTCGGATTCCTGGTGGCGACCACCGACGGCCAGCCGGCCGACGTCAACGACCTGCCGCCCGGCGTGCGGTTCGCCGCCCAGTTCAGCACCGCATGGGCCAACGGCGAACATCGCACCGCCTACGACCTGTTCGACGCGCTCATTGGCGACCAGGGCGACGAGCAGATGCAGGCCCTGGGCGACGGCATCGGCGCCCTCTTCGAGATGGCCAGCGTGTCGCTGCGCGAGGTCGTCGACCGCAAGCGCGCCGAGAAGGGCGGCCGCTGATGGCCCTTCGCCTCCGAATCCGGTACACGGACTGGCCGCAGCCGGCCGTCGAGCTGACCGACACCCCGCGGCCGGGCTGCTGGGTGTGCGAGGGCGACGGCGGATTCGAGACCACGCCCCGCCCGAGCCGTCCCGAGCCAGAGACCGTGCTCTGCGACTGCTGGCGGCCCGAGCGCGCCTGGCTCCTCACCTACGTACCCCGCTGGATCGCCCGCCGCTGGCTCGGCTGGACAGACCGCCCCTTCGACGCCCCGCCCTTCTGACCAGGAGAAACCAATGAGCATCCGCACAGTCCCCACCGGCCCGCTGAACCGCACCGCCCTCGCCGAGGCCCTCGCCGTCGAGACCGGCGTCAGCATCTGCCAGGCCACCGACAGCGTGAACGCCCTGCTCGACATCATCACCCGCACCGTCACCGCCGGACACCCGGTCACCGTCACGAACTTCGGCAGCTGGTACCCCCACGACCGCGCCGCCCGCAACGCCCGGAACCCGCAGACCGGCGAGACGTTCGTGGCCCCCGCCAGCCGCGGCATCAGGTTCCGCATCTCCCCCCGGCTCGCCGCCGTGGTCCGCGCAGGCGACCCGGCCACTGCCACCGTCCGCAAGCGGCGCCCCACCAGCTGACAGGCCCCCGCACGGCCCCGGGGCGGGGCGACCACACCCCCGCCCCGGGCGCACACCACCGCACCAGCAGAGAGAAGTTGCCAATGCCCTGGGTCCGCCTCGATGACCGGTTCCCCTCCCATCGGAAGGTCGCCCTGCTCTCGGACAAGGCGTTCCGGCTCTACGTGTCCGCGCTCTGCTGGGCCTCGGAGAACCTCACCGAGGGCAAGATCCAAGACCGTGAACTGACACTTCTGGCGCGCGTTCGCGGCATCAAGTCGGCAGCACGAGAGCTTGAAGACGCTCAGCTTTGGGACAGAGTCGAGGGCGGTTGGTGCATCCACGACTTCCTGGAGTACAACCCCGACCGCGCACGCGTGAAGGCCGACCGCGAAGCGAACGCCGCACGTCAGCAGGCGTATCGGGATCGAAAGAAAGCGGAGCGGGAAGCGCGGAGGGCCGCAGAAGAAGCCGAACGTAACGGTGACCGTAACGGCGTTACGCACCCCGTACGTAACGCGGGGGGTAACGGCACCCCGTCCCCGTCCCCGTCCCAGGTTCCTCCTACGGAGGAACCACCCCCCTACCCCCCGTCGGACAACCTGCCCGCCACCTTCACCTCAGGCCAGGCAGCAGCAGTGGGACCCCAGTGGCTCCAGCCCCTCACCGCGGCCATGGGCACCGCCGGAATGCACGTCCCCTGGAAGTTCAAGGGCGACGACCTGATCCGCCTGCACAACGACATCCAGCGCCTCGGCATCCCGCTCATGGTCGAACAGGCCCGCCGCAGCTGGCAGTCCGCCCGCACCCCCGTCGTCTCCAGCCGCTTCTTCTACGACAGCTGGCACTCCCTCCCCACCCCCCAGCCCACCGACGGCCGCCCCTCCCTGCACGCCGTCGGCGGCCCCTCCAAGACCAGCGACTACCTGGCAGGCATGGCCGCCATCGCTGACGAACTCCGCGCAGGAGGCATGCAGTGAACCCCGAAGAAGTGCCCCAGCTCATCGCGCAGATCGCCCTTGCCGACCCGCGCGTCAAGCGTGAGAACGAGTTCGAGCGCCGCGCCCAGGTCCTCATGTGGGCCGGCATCCTCGCTGACGTCCCGTACGACTACGCGATCAAGGCCGCGCACGAGCACTACGCCCGGTCCGTGTGGCCGATCCTCCCCGCCGACATCGCCACCCTCTGGTCGTCGACGGTCCGGGACCGGATGAACCGGCACACCGACCCGACACCGATCACGGACCCGGACGACGTCGAAGCATGGCGGTCCGAACTCCTCGCCACCCGGCACGCGGTAGCCACCGGGCAAGCCGCCCCGGCGCCGCTGAAGGAACTGACGGCCGGCCCGAGCGCAGAGGTGCAGCAGCGACTGGACCGGCTCGGCCGCTACGTGCCCGCCGGGATAGGCGAGGAGATGTCTCCCTACCGGCCGATGCGCGCCGAGCGGGAGCGCCTCGCCCGAGCAGGCGAACCCGACCCGCTTGACGTCCGCTGCGACTGGTGCCGGGCCCCGGCCGGAGAGCCATGCAGGCAGGGCAAGAACCTCGCCCGCCGCCGGGCGCCGCACCCCTCCCGCATTGACGCCGCGGCCGCGCGGCAGAACCAGGAGCCGACGCCGTGACCACCATCGCCATACCCGCCGCCGTACGCGCCGTCATCCTCGCCGCCCTCGACGACTACCGGATGAACATCCCGCCCACGGAGGCCAAGCCCGGCGCCGCCGCGCACCGCGTCGTCGAGTACCTGGCATCCAGCGGCTACACCGCCCGCCAGCCCGGCGAAAAGCCCCGCCCCTCCTGGGACCGCGCGTTCCCGACCGAGGCCGCCATCGAGATCCGCGACGCGCTCGCCCTCCACTGCCTGCTCGTCGACCCCCTGCAGGACAACCCCGCCAGCCAGGCCGAGCGGATCGCCACCGACCTCACCGCAGCTGGCTGGCTGATCGTCCCGAACACCCGCACCAGGAGCGCCGCCGCATGAACTGCACCGCCTGCACCGCCCCCCTCGACCACGCCGCCCAGCTCTGCGACGCCTGCACCCACGGCCTCGACGTCCGCCTCGCCGAACTCCCCGGCCAGTACCTGCTGCTGGCCAGTCACCTCCGCCCGGGTGCGGCCCGCGGCGACGGCCCCGTCGCCCTCGTCCGCGAGGCGCCGCTGCCGTGCCGTGAGGACGTCCTCGACATGCGTGCCACCGGCGGCATGGTCACCGTGCTGGAGGAGTGGCGCGCGGCCATGCAGGACGCCCGCGGCTGGGGCCCGCCCGCGTGCACCGGCAGCATCGAGCGCCGCATCATGGCCGCCGCCCGCGGCCTGCAGCTCAACCTCGACTGGATTGCCGAGACGTTCGAGGGCGCTGGGGACCTGGCCCGGGAGATACGGGCCCTGGCCGGGCAGGTGAACGCGCTGCTCGACCCGGCCCCGCCCACGCTCTCCGTCGGGGAGTGCGCCGCGGATCTCGGCGGCGGGGACATCTGCGGCGCCTCGCTGCGCGTCCCGCACGGCAGCACGACCGTTCGCTGTCGCCGTTGCGGCACCGACTACCCGCCGTCGACATGGCTCACCTTGGCCACCGGCGCATGGGCACCCGCGGGAGCCGCAGCGTGACCCCGCCCGCACGGCTGTACGCCTGCCTCCGCGCCGCACACCCCCTCGCCGCACTCCGAGGACGCCGAACCCGCCAACAGGCCGCCGTACAGGCCGAGAGAACCGCGCGCCCCACCCGCCCCGCACACCCGGCCCCGCTCCTCGCCCCCTGCTGCCCCACCTGGCCCGCCACCGGCGGTCGCCACCACGAACGCACCTGCCGCCACGTCACCGAGGAGATAGACCAGTGAAGTCGCCCGTCCCGTACTTCGGTGGCAAGCAGCGCCTCGCGCCCTGGATTGTCAGCCTGCTGCCCGAGCACGAGCACTACGTCGAACCGTTCGCCGGATCCCTTTCCGTCTTGCTGGCCAAGCGGCCGGCCCGTATGGAGACCGTCAACGACCTCGACGGCGAACTCATGACGTTCTGGCGCGTCCTGCGCGGCCAGCCCGACGAGCTGCTGCGCGCCTGCATGCTCACCCCGCACTCCCGCGCAGGCCTCGAGGAGACCTTCGCCCCCGCCCCGCCCGGCGATGACCTGGAACTGGCCCGGAGGATTTGGTCCCGCCTGGCTCAAGGCCGCTCGGGGACGTTGCGGCGCACGGGCTGGCGGCACTACATCGACCCGGCTGGATCCGTCACCTCCATGCCCGGCTACCTCGAGGCCTACGTCGACCGCCTCGCCGCCGCAGCCGAGCGACTCCACGCGGTTTCGCTGGAATGCCTGCCCGCGCTGACGCTGATCGGGAAGTACGGAGCGCAGGCCGACGTGCTGCTGTACGTCGACCCGCCGTACCTCGGCACGACACGGCCGTGGTCGAACTACCGGCACGAGATGAAGACCGAGCTCGAGCACCAGGAGCTGGCGTCCGCGCTCGCAGACTGCGCTGCCGCCGTCGTTCTGTCCGGCTACCACAGCCCGCTCTACGACGAGCTGTACGCCGGCTGGCACCGCTACGAGAAGTCGACCATGACCGGCAACGCCAAGGCAGCCAAGGCACGCACCGAGGTGCTCTGGTCCAACCGCGCACTCGGCGGCCAGCACGGCCTGTTCGGCGACGGGGCCACCTGATGGGCGCCGTCGTGCTGCTGGTCGCTCTCATCTGCGTGACGACCAGCGCCATCACCACCTCGCCCGACCACAGCCGACTCACCGGCCGCCTCAAGGAGCCGACCCGATGACCACCCGCCCCGAGATCGCCACCGCGCAGACCGAGCTGCAGCCTCTCGCGCGCACCATCGCCCGCACCCTGCAGGCCACCCCCCTCAACCTCGGCTCGCCCGAGGGCATCGCCGACCTCACCGCCGCCCTCACCGTCGCCATCGCCGCCTACATGGGCCGCGAACTCGGCCCGGCCCCAGGAGTCCTCGGCGAGATCGTCGCCGAGCGCGCCCGCCAGGACGCCCGCTGGGGCGTGCAGAACCGCCCCAACGGCACCGGCACCGCCAGACAGCAGGTCGCCGCCGGTGTGGCCCGTGCGCGCTGCCAGGCGGCCGCCGAGCGCGGCGAAGTGACCTGGCATCTGATCTCAGCCGAAGAGCACGCCGAGGCCATGGCGGAGTCCGACCCGGCGAAGCTGCGCACCGAGCTGATCCAAGACATCGCCGTCAAGGTCGCCTGGGTCCAGGCCATCGACCGGCGCGAGACCAGCCAGTGACTGCCCGGTGCGAGGACTGCGGGCGGCCACTGCGCCGCCCCAGCCCCGACGGCCTCGGCGCGAAGTGCCGCCGCAAGGCCCGCGCCGCAGCCGCCCGGCCAGACCGTACGGCCGCCGTCCCAACCCGGCCCCCGCTCGACCATGCCGCGCTCGCCGCCGCCGGCCAACTCGCCATCCCCGTACAGCCAAGCCTCGCCGACTGCGAGCCCACCTGGAGCCCCGCCCGCCGGCGACGCCGCATCACCACCACCCCCGGCCCCGACACCTGGGAGGACCAGTGACCCAGCCGACCACCGAGCACCTCATACGCACCCTGCTCCGCAACGTCCGCCCCGGGCCCACCGGCTGCTGGGAATGGACCGGGCCCCGAGACACCGACGGCTACGGCAAAGCCTCCGTCGACGGTCGTACGGTCAGCGCGCACCGCTGGCTGTGGATACTGCTCCGCGGCGAACTCCCGCCCACGCAGCACCTGGATCACCTGTGCCGCATCCGGCACTGCGTCAACCCCGACCACCTCGAACCCGTCAGCTGCGGCGAGAACCTGCGCCGCGGCCACCTCGCCCGCGGCACCCACATCTGCCCCGAGCACGGCCTCAAGACCCGGCGCCGATCCGGCCGGCTCGTCTGCCGCCCCTGCGACGCAGCCGCCGCCCGCACCCGCCGCGCCCAACACGCCGCCTGACCCCGCCCCGCCCGGCCGCCAGCCCGCGGCCGGCCCCGCACCAAGGAGACCCACGTGCCCGAGCACTTCGCCTCGATCGGAGAGGCAATCGGCTCCGCCATGGCCCACAACGCCCGCGCGGCCGCCGACCTCGCCGCCGCCCAACACCTCGCCGCCCAACCCGCCCCCGGCGAGCCGGCCCGGGACTGCCCCGCCTGCGAGGCCGGCATCCCGCACACCGAGCACTGCCCCACCCCCGAGACGCACAACTGGGGCTGTGGATGCCCCACCGACGCCATGCGACAGGACACCGGCCAGGACTCCGCGCCCGGCCCCAGTAGCTACCCGTACCTCGACACCCTCGGCGTCCTCCTGTCCCGCATGGTCCGCGGCGTGCTCCTCGAAGCCGAGCGCCCGCTACTGCGCGAGCACGTCGAGCACCTGCTCACCGACCGCAGCCGATCCGAACACGCCGCCAGCCGCCTCATGGAACAGCGGCAGGAGATGGCCGAAGAGCGGTACGTGTGGCAGGAGCGCGGGCGCAAGGCCGAGGCCGCGCTCACCCGCCTCGACCAGATGGCCACCGCCTGGGTGGAGCAACTGCCCAGCGCGATCAGCACCGCAACCGCGGTCGAGGCGATACATCAGGTCACCCGCGCTGCCCTCGCCAGCCCGACCGAGACGGACGAGTCGGCAGACGGGCAGTGCGAGCAGCACCCGGGCGCGCCCGTCATCGGCGACATGTGCGGAGGCTGCACCGTCTACCCGGCGGACATGCGCTGAGCGCAGCTCGTACGCCCCGCCCTCGAACCGGCGGGGCGTACGAGTGCGCCAAGAACCACTACGTGCCGACAATCGACTCTACGTAGCTCAGGAAAACCGCACCGGATATCCGACCTCGGGGCCTGCAGATGCCGGCCGCAGAGCCTTTTCCTATCCGCCCAGTCGGTATGTGCCTGCGTACTGCGGTGAGTCACGCGGGTGACACTCCCCCTTTTGCGGTGGGGTGACCTGTGCGCTTCATGGATCCACGCAGTTCATCGCCCACCAGGAGCAGGAGGCCCGCCATGAGCGCACGAGACCCGCCGACTGCAAAGGAGCCCGGCCGACGAGCCTCGAAGTCACGACGGCCGGGCCCTCACCGGAAGCAGCCTCCTACGGTAAGGAAGCAGTCCCATGAAGAAGGTACCCCGGAAGTTCCGCCGCCTGCGGCGCCTCGTCCATCGTGCCAAGAAGGCCGTGTTCCCCGGCGTCAAGGGCTTTTTCTACGGTTCCGGAGCCATGACCGGGTCTTACGTCAGCTACCGGGTCATCGAGTGGTACCTGTCCCGGTGACGTAGCAGCTCTGTCCCGCATCCCGGAAGCCACCCGGGGCGCGGGACATCTGCGTGTCACGGCCAGTCGGAGCCGGTCATCGTCACATCCACACGTCCGGCCCGCCCCCGCGCCACTCGAACAGCTCGGCGTCGTCGAGGCGCACCGCGTCCGGGGCGGCCCCGCTCGGCGCAGGAACTCCAGCAGATCCGGCGCTCCGTACGCCATCCCCACGAGCGCCCCGCGGATCGTCACCCGCCGGCCGCCGGTTGGCGACGGTGGATGCACGGCCAGTGCCGGGTGCGCGGCCGGTCTCCTCCGAACCTGGACGGCCAGTCAAGGCCCCACGACTGAGGTCAACGCCCGCACCGCTCGCTCGTGGGCATCGCGACTCTTCTTCGCCTCTGCCTCTGAACGCTGGCGGCCCGCTTCTGCGCTCTGCCGCAGGGCTCGCTCGTGCGCGCAGTTCGGGCAGTCGGCTCCTGACGTCGAAGCTACGCGTTCGGCGTCAACAGGAAGGCCGAGTGCGACCATGAGCCGCAAGACGTCAGGCCGCAGCACACGCGCTGCCCCTCGGACGCCCCTGTGGTCCACGGCAACGAGTTCCCCCCTCTTGAGGAACCCAGTGAATCGTCCGCGCTTCACGCCCATGAGTTTGGCCGCTGCGGCCTGCGACAAGATCTCGTCGCTGGAAGAAGACACCTGATGGTTTGCCATACCGAGGCAACGCCACAGGCGCGATCATGGATGCGCGGCGAACAGGTGAATGCGCCGTGGGATCGAATGCGAAATGCCGGAGTCACCAATAGTTTCTGTGGCGATCCCAACAGAAAGCGGCCTGACCAACCAACCGGAGAACGCACCGAACCTCACACCCACTCGGCCGGGCCACCGCCGCGCCACTCGATCAGCGCCCGGTCATCGAGCCGCACCTCCTCCGGATCCAGGCCGGCCCGACGCAGAAACTCCAACAGGTCAGGGACGCCGTGCGCCAGGCCCGCAATCTGCCCATGGATCGTCACCCGCCGGCCGCCCGACGGCGACGGCGGATGCACCACCACAGGCGGATGCACGGCCATACCCCCACCGTGCGCGCTGGCGGTACCGTACGCACACCAAGGGGGCCACCCGAGGGAGAGGCCCTGCCCGGCATGCTCCGGGCAGGGCCTCACCTACCAGAGACCACGGATGGCCGGAAGCACGCCCGCGCGCCGGCCCAACACGAGTACCGTCCGAGCGTGCGCTACGTCCACTACTGCGAGCCCTGCGACGCCCGATCGCCCGAGCGAGCCACCGACCACGAGGCAAAGGCCGATCGCGCCGCACACCGGCGCCGCGCCCACCACGGACTCCGCCCGACCGACCGCATCGAGGAAATCCCCGGGCCCGTCGCCATCGCTGTAAGCGCCGCATGGACGATCTTCGGGCACGCGGTGCGCAGCGGCGCCCGGCGCCTCGCCACATCCGAGGCCGTACGGCAGGTTCGGGCGTCCGCGTACTGGCAGCAGGCCGTACGCCTTCTGGCGATCAGCGCCGGCGTGCTCGTCCTCGGGACCGTGGCCGTGCACAAGATGCTCTGACACCCCGCCGGGCAGCGCGAGTTGCACGGCCCGGCGGGCGCGCGCTACTCGCTGCGCTCAGCCTCGCGCGGCCACCGCGCAGTCTCGTCCCGCATCACCTGGTAGCTCACGGCGAACCGATCCGCGGGCATGCGCGTCCGGTTGACCTCCACGACCTGGTCGCCCACGCGAGACACGCGCGTCACCACCAGGACCGGCAGCCCCGCACCTATCCGCAGCAGCTGCTGCTCGCGGTCGTTGGCGGGCCGGGACCCCACCGTCTCCTCCCAGGAGATCGGCGCGTCGAGAAACTCCTCGATCCGGTCGTAGATGCCCCCAGAACCGGTCTTGGCCGCGCCGAGGACCGGCAGTTGTCCGACGAGGGACATCGGCAGGTAGCTGGTGGCCAGCTGCAGGGGGTGGGTCGCGTCCGGGGGGCCCACGGCCCGGTCCCGGATCATGACGTGCTCTCCCTGGGCCACGCCGAGCAGTTCCGCCACGTCGGCCGGCGGCACGCCTACCTCCTGCGACGGAGCGCCGACGCCGCGCCAGTCCTGCGCACCGCGGTCGAAGAAGTAGCCGAGGCCATCGCGGTAGACGTGCCGGTCCCGGGCGACTATCGGCGCCGGGGCCGGCGGGCGGATGAACGTTCCGCGGCGCCCCTGGCTGAAGAGAACCCCTTCCGAGACCAGGTGCTGCACGGCGCGATTGGCCGTCTGACGTGCTACTTCGTAGCGGTCCTTCAGCTTGTCGATGCCGGGGATCGGCTTGTCGGTCGGCCAGATGCCGGCCTCAATGTCGCGACGGATGCGGGCCGCGACGTCCCTGTAGCCGGTCATCTCTGACTCCTCTCGGGCCATCTCTTCACCTCCTATCCTATCCAGCCCACTCCTATGTGGGGTAGTGTCGTTCGTGTTCACCACGCAAGTGGCCCCGAACTCAACCCAGTTCAGGGCCCATGCGACCCCTGCCCTGCCACTGGGAGGAACCCGCATGCCCGCGAACACTATCCCGGCCAGCCAGCCCGTATCCCAGCCGGACGACGCACTGCGCCGCGCCCGCACCGCCGACCAAAACCGGCAGATCCGCCACGCCCTCACCGCCCTCGCGGCCACCACCCCCGGCCGCCGCGCCCGCATCCGCCGCTACGCCGAGGACTACCTCTCCCAGATCGACCGCCGCCGCCTCCCCCTCGGCTGCTGCCAGCCGATCACCTGCGACCGGAGCAACAGGATCGACGCATTCCGGATGCGCGGCGGCGAACAGCTCGCCCGGATCCTCGGCCTTGCCGTCCACTCCTCCGACCCGCACCTGCCGGACACCGCCCGCGCCGTCATCACCACGCTCGACGGGCCCACCGTCGCCCAGCTCGCCGACGCCGCGCACCGCACCGGTCAGCCCGGGGCCGTCGCGACCCTCTACGTCCTCACCGGCACCATCCCCACCGGCGCTGCACGATGACCGCCCGCGCGCCCCGCGACTGGCTCCTCACCACCCTCGCGGACAAGCTCCCCACCGGCAGCCCCAACGCCCGACTCACCCCGGAGCGGATCGCCCTCACCGTCGAGCTGGTCATCTGGGACTGGCACGGCACCGGCGACCCCACCCCCGACTCCCGCGCCGACGCCCAGGCCCTCCGCGACGAACTCGCCCGGATCCCCCACAACACCGGGGACACCCGCGCCGAGTACGCCGCCCGCCTCCGCCTCGCCGCAAAGGGCGTGATGCTGTGACCGTCACCGACCCCCGCCCCGCCGCCCCGAGCGCCGCCGCCCGCGAACTCCTCGACGAGGCCGCCGCCGACTACGCCGCCGCCGAGGCACACCGCACCCGCGCCCAGGCCAACGCCACGGCCGACGCCGGAATCCGCGCCCGCGCCGCCCGCGCAGCAGGCGACCAGTACGACCGCGCCGCGCTCACCCACCGCGCCGCCCGGTGACGCCCAGAACGGCCGGGCCCGCCAGCACAGCACGCGCGCCCGGCCACCCCACCAGGAGCACCACGTGGACCTCACACCCGCAGTCGACTGGGCAACCGCCCACCCCTGGCCCGCCGCCAGCATCGCAGCCGCGGCCGCATCCGCCCTGGCCCTCGCCGCCCGGCGCCTCGGCCACGCCGTCCTCGTCGCAGCCATCGGCGCCATGATCTGCACCGCCTACAGCGCAGACACGTCTTGGGGATTCGCCGAGGACTACCTCGGCATGCACGACACCAGCGAGCGGATCGTGATGTTCGCCGCCGCCGAGATCGGCCTCATCGCCTGCGGTCTACTGGCCCGGGCCACGAAGGCCGCCACCGCCACCGACGACACCGCCGGCACCACCGGCGTCCCCGGGACCCTCGTCTGGGTCATCACCGGCGTACAGATCATCCCCGCCTACGCCGAGTCCGGATTCACCGGCGGCACCGTTCGAGCCGTCATCGGCCCCGTACTGGCCGCCCTGCTCTGGCACGAGGCCATGGGCCTTGAGATCCGCGTCATCCGCCCCGGCGCCCTGTCCACCGGGCTGCCCGCCCTCGTCGGCCGCGAGTTGCGTGAACGGCTGCTCTCCTGGCTCGGGCTGGCCGTACGCGACCGATCCGCCGAACAGATCACCCGTGACCGGTGGACGGCCCGCGCCGTCGAATACGCCGTCCGCCTGGAGCGCCGCCAGGACCGCGGCTGGGCCTGGGTCACCTCCCGCATCGAGCGACGCCTGTCCAAGGCCATCGGCCGGTCCGGCGTCGCCTCCAGCCCCAACCAGCGGGCCGAGTTGATCCGCCAACTCAGCGCCCGCCGCAACTCCGCCGGCCTCGCCACCATCGCCCTGCCCTCCCCATGGGATGCACCGCAACCGCCTGCACGGCCCCGCACCCCGGCCGCAGTCGCCCGCCAGCCCCTCACACAGATGCACCCGTACGACGCGCTGATGCAGGTACGCCGAGCGCATCCGCACCTGGATGCACCCGCACTCGCCGCACTCCTCACCTCCCACGGCGTGATCACTTCCGAGGCCAACGTGCGCCGGACGCTGGAGCACTCAGCCGCCCACCCCGCCCCGGCCGGAGCCTCAGTCCCGCCCACAGATGCACCCGAACTCGTCCCTGCACCCCGGGATGCACTCGTGCTCGACATCGTCACCACGCCCGAGCCGCACCCCGAGATGCGCGCACCCGCCGCCGCAATCGCCGCAGGCCACCGCAGAGATGCAGTCCACGCCCGCATCCCCGAATGCGCAGCTGACCACGCGAGCCCAACCGCGACTCACGACCACGACAGCCCGGCCCCCGACGACCCCGCCACCGTCCCGGATGCGCACCTGGAGCCTGAGCCCGAGCCCGCCTGCACCGACGAGCCGGATGCGCATCCGGATGCATCCGGCGTCCCCGCGGACCTCATCGAACGGGCCCGCGCACTCGGCCGACCCGCCCCGCTCCGGACCCTGCAGAAGAACCTGCACATCGGCCAACCGAAAGCGCAGCTGCTGCAGCAACTCACCAAGGAGGACTGACCGAAGTGCGCATCTCGATCACCGTGCTGTTCTTCGGCACCGCAGCCCTCCTCGGGCTGGCCGCGCTCCTCACCCTCGCCCCACACCGCACCCGCCGCGCCGAGCCGTACGCCCTCCCCGCCGTGCGCACCCTCGCCCTCATCACCGTCACCGCGGCCTACGTCGCCGCCCTCTTCCACCACTGAGGACCACGCCATGCCCGAGCCCGCGAAGATCACCCGCGTGATCCCCTCAGGGGGAGCGTGGCCCGTCCGCCCAGGCACACCGACCACACCAGCCACCCAGCCCGCGCCGGTGTCGCCTCCGCCCCCCGCGCCGCCACCGCCGCCCCGGACCCCAACACCCTCATGGGCATGGCCACCGCGACAGCCACCAGCCGCACCGCTGGAAATCCGGGTCACCGTCGACATGGTCGCCCCGCCCATCGACCCCCCACCCGAGCTGAACTGGCGCCAGCGCGCCTGGGCATGGCTCACCGAACGCTGCAGCCCGTACAGCGCGATCATCGCCCTTGCCGCCTCCGTCGCCCCCATCCCCGGCATCGGCTACGGCATCGGCCCCATCTGGGGATCGCTCCTCTACGCGGTGCGGATCACCACACACCCGATCGCCGCCTACGCCATCGGTCTCGGAGCGGTAGCCATCGCCGGCCGCAACCTGATCCGGGCTGCCCCCCGCTGCGGCGCCGGGCCGCTGTTCTGCCTCTCCGTCTCCACCGTCGGCGCCCTGTACGGCGTCATCCGCCCCCTCGACATCGTCACCGCCCTGACCGGAGTACCCACCTCATGAACGTGCCCCTGACCATCACCGGCGCAGCCCTGTCCCTCATCGCGCTCGCCCTCGCCGTCCGCACCTGGTGGAAGGGCAACCGCGCCTTCAAGCCCATCCTGCCGTCCCTCTGGGGCGTCATCATCGGCGCGAGCCTCCTCCTCTGCGTCGGCGGCCTGCTCGGCTGGATCGCCATCAAGTCGATCTCCGCCAACAGCGCCGCCGGCGACTGGGCAGTCAAACGCGCCACCGGCCACAGCGGGGGAGCACTCCACTCCGGCGGCATGGGCACCCTCACCACCCCCGGCGCCTGCGTCCTCGTCGTGGTCGTGGCCGTGGCCATCGTGGTCTTCACGAAGGCCAGCAAGACGATCCGGTGGAAGCTCCTCGGCGGGGCCTACGTGGGCGTCACCCTGTGCGCCACCGCCGGCGTCGCCCAGATGATGCAGTGGCTGCCCGACACCTACAACTACGCCGGCCAGAGCATCGTCGACTTCTTCAACGGCGGGATGCCGCTGTGACCGCCCCGGCCGAGCCCGAGACGCCCCTGCTCCCCTGGCTCCAGCAACAAGCCACCGACACCGTCACGGCCCTGAGCAAAGGCGCCCGGTGGGCAGTCGGCCTGGTGGCGCGGCTGGGGGAGGGGAGCCGCATGCTCGGACCCCGCCTGGTCGCCCACCTGGCCGCCTGGGTCCGATGCGGCCAGCGCCACGACCTGACCGGCCCCGCCGCCTACCTCGGCAACGGGGTCCGGCTCGCCGCCATCGTCGCCTCCGCGTACAGCGCCTGGCGCCTCGTCGACCGGCACCACGACGTGCTCTGGCCGGGCGCCGCCGGCTGGCTCCTCGCCGCCTACAACTGCCACCGCACAAAAGGCCAGTGGCCCGCCCTCCCGAAGACCCCCGCCAAGGGTGCCGACGGAGCCGCCCCCGAGACCTCCCCGGGGGCCCCGGCGGAGCCCCCCGTCGTGGCCCTCGTCCGTGCCCTCATCGGAGACGACGAGGGGGTGCACCTCGGGGAGCTGTACCCGGCCATGCGGGAGCGGCTGGAAGGGCTGGCCCAGGCCCCCGACGGGCAGCTGCGCCAGTTGCTCACCGACCACGGCTTGGAGGTGGCCCGCACGGTGCGCTCCCGAGGGGTCGCCGGACGGTCCGGCATCCGCCGCTCCGCCCTCCCTCCACTCCCCTCTCCCAACGGCCCTCTCCACAAGGGCTCTTCACCACTCTCCACCGATGGAGACGCAGGTCAGAGCACACCCGCGGAGAGCAGTGGAGAGCAGCGGAGAGCGGACGGAGACACCGCGGAGAGCGGCGGAGAGCACACGACGCGCATCGTCCTGGACCCACAGAACCCGGCCCACTGGATCGTCCAGCGCTGACGGCTGCCTGTCCGCCCCGGGCCACCACCGCCGGGCCGGGCAGGGAGCCGGCCAGCCCGGCCGGACCACCACCTGAGAGGGGTCACTCATGGATCGTCAGCAGGCGACCGAGGCCGCAGCCCGCGCCGTCATCGAGCACGGCGGGCCCGAGTGCCGCACCGACCCGCGGACCGTCACCGACGCCATGAACGCCGCCCTCGACCTCGGCGCGACGCATGGCGACATCGAGGCCGAGATGAAGCGCCAACGCGGCGCCTGAAGGACCACTGCCCCGGGGCGGCCGCCCGCCTGGCAGCTAGCCGGCCGCCCCGGTCCCATCCCGCAACCACGAGACAGGACCGCCATCATGGCACTCCGCAAAAGCATCCCTATGTCCGAGCTGCGCGAGAAGCGCGACGGCCGCGACGACCAGCAGCACGGCCGCGACTACCAGGCCAGCCGCGGTGGCTGGGTCGAGCGCGAGGAGCGGCCGGTACCCGGCACCCCGAAGTGATCAACACGCGTCAAAACGGCCGAAGTTGATCTAGTTCAATGTGCAACTATCGTCCTGGCTCACACGTCTCACGTGCAGAGCCACCACACACCCCCCACAACTTCATAAGGAGCCTCCGCATGCGCAAGTCGTTCGCGTGCGCCGCCGCTGCCCTCGCGGCCTGCGCCCTCACCATCACCCCCACCCACGCCGCCACCCTCACCACGGCCGGCACCGGCTGGAAACTCACCACCCAACTCGGCGTCACCAGCGCCAGCCCCAGCCAGACGTACACCGTCACCTACCAGTCCGACACCGTCCGACGCTGGTACGCCCCGCAGATCCAGCGCGCCGTCGACCAGATCAACAGCACGACCGGCCTACACCTCGCCATCGGCGGCGTCGAGACCATGGACCCCAACAAATGCGGGCCCGACTTCCACATCCAGGTCCTGGAACTCACGAACCCGATGGGCGACGCACACCCCGGCTGGTCCCAGGGCATGCCCTGCCCCAACGCCGCCCAGGGCATGAGCCGCGGCGGCATCGTCGCCATGAACAGCTCCTACCGCGACGGCAGCTGGAACATCACGCCCGAGGCCCTCCAGAGCACCTCCGTCCACGAAGTGCTCCACGCCGTGGGCCTCGACCACCCCAACACCGACATCGACAAAGACGGCACGGTCGAGTCCTACGAGTGCGTCGCCACCAGCTACGGCAACAAACCGATCATGTGCAGCCCCAACGGCGGATACAGCACCTGGAACAACGTCGGCCGCCTCACCGGCTACGACATCAACGGAATCAACGCCCTGATCTCCAACGCACAGGCACAGGGACTCGGGTAGGGCACCTCCCTGCCACACTGGAACCCGGCCCCGCCGCGCCCCCGACGCGGCGGGGCCGACCACCACCCAGGAGGAATGGCGACCATGAACCCCATCAGTCGTCCATGCGCCTGAGCCGCCAGTGGAGAAGCCACGAGCGCCACCGCTGCATCAGACTCGGGCCCGGCGGATCCACGTCCGGAATCCCCTGCAAGTACCCCTTGGACATCTCCATGAAGTGCTCCAACGTGTCGGGCAGAGCCTCCAGCCAGTGCAACGCCCTGCGCCGCAGCACATGCACGTCTTGGCGCTGCTCGCTGGCGGCCGTCGTCCACTCGTCCATGTCGGAGATGACCCCGTTCACCACAGACACCAGACTGTCCGCCGAGTCCGCCTCCAAGCCAGTCACCGCGATCCGGAAGATCGTCCCCTGCCGCCACATCTCATAGGCCGCCTCGTCAACAGCCTCGCGCGCAGAAGCCACCGCCGAAGACCAGCCCTCAGACCCCGCCCCGGGCGCCAACACCGCCCCCTCTAACCGCCGCAATGCCCCGCGCGTTGCCTCGACCGACGTCAGAAACACCGCGTACGCGTCCCGCCTCATCTGCCACAACCCGTCCAGCCGCTGTGCCTGAATTTGGAATTTCACGGCCTTCAGCGACGACGACGCCGAGAGACGCCCCGTGACCACCGCGCCGAATGCAGTCGCACCCGCACCGAGCAACGCGCCCTGGACTGTCGGATCCATCAGCCGGCGTTTTTGGACAGCGCCATCACCGCGCCGATGAATCCGAGCACAGCGTTCGCGACGGTCAACCACGCCACCCACCGCGCCCGGCCATCCACCGCGAGCGTCAGCTCACGTATACGCTCGACGTCCCCCCACGACGCAGGCTTGCGCGACTCCGCAGCCTGACGGTGGAGGCTCACGAGGACGATGGCGGCAGCAACTACAGCCAGCACCGCAGCAGCGATGCCGACCCCGGCGACGAGATTCATGGCGGCAACCTAAGGCACCAGCAAGCGGGTTGGGGCCAGAATCCCAGGACTGTCAGTACCCAGCCGTACTGTCGAACGTGTCAACCATCCGAGCTGCTGGCGCTCCTCGGACCCCGCCCCGCCCCGGAACAGCGCCCGGGAGCGGGGCGTTTCACTGCGGGCATCATGAACACATGCGCCCCGTCATCACCGACACCCACGCCGCAGCCCTGGCCACCGGCGTGAAGCCCGGCACCCTCCGCCAGTGGCTCGCCCGCGGCAGGATCACCCACCACGGCTACGACAAGGCCGGCCGAGCCCTCGTCGACCTCCGCGAACTCCCCGCCCAACCCACACCCGCCGCCGCTTGACCAGCGCTCCGACGTGCTGTAACACTTGGGCCGTTCTTCGCATGCCCAGACGCAGGCGAACCAGAGACTTCCCGAAGGCCCCGACCCCCACCGGTCGGGGCCTTCGTCGTACCCGCGCGAGGGGAGGCCACCATGCCCTTCCCAGCCGGCACCCCCACCGTCACGCTCACCGGCACCCTGCCGACCGCGGTCGGCGGCGGACCGTACAGCGGCACCGTGATCCTCACCCCGTCCACCGAACTGATCGACACTGAGCGGCACGCGATCTACCCCGGCGGCGGCACCGTCGCCCTGGACACTGCGGGCACCTTCTCGGTCGAGGTGATCCCCAACGACGCCGCCGGCATCGAACCGGCCGGCTGGCGGTGGCGCATCGACCTGCAGCCCGCCGGCGGCCAGCGCGTCATCTTCTGGACGGACATCCACGGCCCCGACGGCGCCACCGTGCACCTCGACGAGCTGCTGCCCGTCCCAGCCCCCGACGGCACCCCCGGCGTCCAGCAAGGACCGGCCGGCGTCTCCGCCTACGAACTGGCCGTGCAGCAGGGCTACACGGGCACCGTGACACAGTGGCTCGCCTCACTGGTCGGCCCGACCGGCGCCACCGGAGCGACCGGAGCGACCGGCCCAGCAGGACCGACTGGCGCCACCGGCCCACAAGGACCCACCGGAGCAACGGGCGCGACAGGGCCGCAGGGAGCCACCGGCCCCGCCGGCCCGCAGCCGCCCCTCGGCGCAGCCGGAGCCGGCGACACCATCGCCCTCAAGAGCACCGACCCGACGACCACCAACGCCCGCACCCCAACCGGGCACGCATCCACCCACGGAGCCGGCGGCAGCGACCCGATCACCCCCGCGACCATCGGGGCCCTGGCGACCACCACGTGGCGCCGCCGAGACCTGCCCGACCAGTCCACCGCGGACGCCCTGTACACCGGGGCCGCCCCCACCATCAGCACCGCGCAGACCACGACGCCGACCGCGGGCTACCTCAAGTACGCCCCGGCCGGCGTCACGCTCACTGGCAGCGACTCGACCGGCCCGTTCCAGTACGCCGGCGCTGGAGCCTTCGCCATCGGCGCCACCTCGCCGGACACCAACTACGTGCTCCCGACCAGCAAGTACCCCAACACCTACGCCTCGGGGCAGTCCGTCTGGAGTGTCGAGTTCGGCACGGACAGCCAGGTTTTCCAGGTGCGGTTCAAGTACATCTCCAGCGCGACCATGTACCGGCTGAGCATCGACGGCCGCAAGGTGAGCGACCTCATGCAGTCGTCCGGCGGCACCACCGCCGGCTCCGGCCACATGCTGACCGTCGACCTCGGATCCGCCGCGCCGCGGCGAATCAGACTCGACTTCGTCACCATGCCGTTCGGCGGCCTCTACCTCCCGCCAGGCGCGAGCATCTGGCAGGTCCCACTTCGCGGGGGCCGGCTCATGGTGCTTGGCGACAGCATCTCGGACGGCGCCGCTGGCAACACCGGCGCCGGCGCGGGCACCTGGTTCGCTCGCGCGGCCCGACTGCTCGGCAGCACGGACGCATGGGAGCAGGGCCGCGGCGGCACTGGCTACATCACCCCCGGCGCTTACGCCGTGTTCCAGGATCGGATCGCCCTCGACGTCGTCCCGTATAGCCCGGATAGGTTGATCATCTGGGGTGGGTACAACGACAACACGGGCAGCCAGTCGGCCATCTCGGCAGCCGCTGCCAGCCTCTACGCGGCGCTGAAGAGCGCACTGCCCGCGTGCCAGATGTACGTCATCGGCTGCTGGGCGCCCACCGGCTCACCGGCTGGGAGCATCACCAACACCGACGCCACACTGCGTACGCAGGCCGCGGCCGCCGGCATCCCGTTCATCAGCCCCATCACCGGCGCCTGCTACGACGCCAGTGGCTCGATCGTGGCCACGCATGGCCCGTGGATCACTGGCACCGGCCGAGTCGGCGCCACCACCGGCACCGGCAACGCCGACACATGGATCAGCTCAGACGGGGTCCACCCCACCGACACCGGGCACATCGGGTTGGCTCGCCGCATCACCGCGGCAATCACCACCCTCATGCCCGCCTGACCGGCCCCGTGCGCGGGCGGCCCACCACGGAGCCGGGCGACCCCGGCAGCGCACACCACGGCGCCCCGGCCAACACCGGGGCGCCGCTCAACCCCGCGGCCGACGGTCCCGCCATGGCCGGCTCCCCGGCGCCGGAGGCACGGCCCCGTCCCGCGGACCGGGCCGCCGCTGCCCCACCGCGAGCACGGCCGTCCCCACCATCACAGCGCCGGCCACAACAGCCAGCGCCGACCAGCCCTGCGCGATGCTGACCAGCAGCACGATCAGCGCAGCCACAGCCACACCACCAGCAGCCTCGACCCGCATACCCACCCCCACGCTCGACGAGGGGCCAGCGTACGGACGGAGGCGCCCCGTGCCCAGACGAACAGGCTGGCGAGTCTGCTCCGTTGCCGGCTGCCCCGAGTTCACCGACCAGGGCGGGCGCTGCGAGGGACACCGGCAGGAAGCCGAGCAGCGCCGCGGCACCTCGCGGCAACGCGGCTACGGCCGCGAGCACACCACCCGGTTCCGGCCCGGCGTCCTCGCCCGCGACCGTGTGTGCGTCCTCTGCGGCAACGCGCCCGCCGTCCACGCCGACCACTACCCGCTCAGCCGACGCGAGCTGGTCGAGCGCGGCCTCGACCCCAACGACCCGCGCCACGGCCGCGGCCTATGCGGCCCGTGCCACAGCAGCGAGACCGCACAGCATCAGCCAGGCGGATTCAACCTGCGCTGACCACCAGCACTCGCCGCTGATCACGGCGAGCAGAAGCCCCCGACCCACTCCGGGTGTCGGGGGCTTCGCCATACCCGGAGGCTCACATGCCCACACGAGCAAACACCCCCACCAAGACCTGCAGACAGCCAGGCTGCGGCAACGCCCTACGTGCCCGCGGCCTGTGCTCGACGCACTACAACCAGCAGCACCAGCCCAAGCGGCATGACGGCTACCTCATCATCTGCCGAGCGTGTGGAACCGAGCATCGTTCAGCCAGACGAGATGGCCGCTTCTGCTCCCTCGCCTGCCGCGACGGATGGCGAGCGCAGCAGGCAATGGCCCGCCGGCTGCCGGTCGGTCCCGTGCCGCGAGCACGTCAGCTCCCTCCGCAACCGCCGAGCCCCAAGCTCCGCACATGGGTCGCCGGCAGCTGCGCTGAGTGCTTCGAGCCGTTCATAGATCGCCAGCCGCATGCCCGCTACTGCTCAACCGCGTGCGGTAGACGAACCGGGCGCAGGGCATGGAAGGAGCGGGCAGAGCGCGTCGTGCCAGCTGCCGTCCGCGCCTTCGTCTACGAGCGAGACGGATGGACATGCTGGCTCTGCCAACGCCCCATCCGACGCGACGTGCAGGCGCCGCACCCGCTCTCGCACAGTGTCGATCACGTCGTCCCGCAGAGCCGCGGCGGACGACACGAGGCGAGCAACCTGCGGGCCGCTCACTTCCTCTGTAACTCGCTGCGCGGCGACAGATGTGCCGTGGTGCAGCCCAAGGCCGGCGCCGCAAAGCGCAGCAGTCACCCATCGTGACGGAGTGCTGGGGCAAGGGTGGGCAGGGACCCCCTTGGGCGATCTTGGCCAGACCGCCGGGGAGGTGGCTCTGTCCGTGTACGGGTCTGGGAGGTCCGTACCGAACGCCCGGAGTGACGGAGTGTGACCCGAGCCGTGCCGCGATGGCTGGCTCTGACGTGCCGCGATGGCACTGGAGATGATCACCATGGGTGGAATGGGACCGGCGCCGAAGCCGAACGCCCGCCGGCGAAACGCCACGGTCGCGACGACCAAGTTGCCAGCGCATGGGCGCCAGGGTGAGCCGCCGCGCTGGCCTCTGTTGGAGGACGTTGCCACGGTGGCGAAGCGCGACATGGCACGTCACGCTGCGGACGATCTCGAACTCGCCCTGATGGATCCGGACCTGGACGGCCGGGCTCGTTCGGCGGCGCAGAAGAAGCTGAACAACGCTCTCACGACCGCGTCGGTGCTCGACAAGCAGATCGAAGTGCAGGCCCGGGTCGAGGGCGAGCTGTGGACGGAGTTGTGGGCGACGCCGCAAGCGGTGGCGTGGGAGCGGCTGGGCTGGACGCGTGAGGTGGCGCAGTACGTCCGTTGGAAGGTGCGTGCCGAACTCGGTGACCTGGACGCCAGCAAGGAGGCCCGACAGTTGGGCGACCGGCTCGGGCTGACACCGCTGGCGATGCTGCGGCTGCGGTGGGAGGTCACCGTGGATGAGGTGGGCGAGCAGCGGCAGGGCCGTACGGCTCGGCCGGCCCGCTCGGCCCGGGCCCGGCTGAAGGTCGTGGATCCCGACGCTGCTGCAGGGGGTGAGTGATGGCCCAGGTCGTGAAGCTGGAGCCGGGCGACATCCTGGTACTGGCCAACGTCGGCGATGACGTGTTCGCCGACGGCCGGACTCTGGACGATCTGAGCGAGGCTCTGCGCAGCTTCGGCCTGGACCAGGTGCTGGTGTTCGCCGGGGACGTGGACCTGAGCAAGGTGGCTGGCGATGCCGTGGCGGGGGCCTAGCTACAGCGGCGAATTCCCCTCGCTGGGTTGGCTGGTGGGCGAGTGGATCGAGGAACACTGCGTCATCCCGGACGGGGATCGGCTCGGTGAGCCGTATCTGCTCACCGACGAGATGTGGGCTTTCCTCGTCCACCACTACCGGCTGCGGCCGGATGCGGCCGGGGACCGGTGGCAGTCCGCATGGGCGTACCGCCGTTCGCAGCTGGTCCGTCCGCAGAAGTGGGGCAAGGGCCCGCTGACGGCGGCGATGATCTGCGCGGAGGCCGAGGGGCCGGTGCGCTTCGCGGGGTGGGACGCGAGCGGCGAGCCCGTGGGTAGGGCGTGGGTGACGCCGTGGATCCAGGTAACCGCGACCAGCGAGGATCAGACGGACAACGTGTACCGCGCGCTGCGGCCGATGATCGATGAAGGGCCGCTCGCCGACCTGATCCCGGACACCGGGGAGACCCGCATCAATCTCGCAGGTGGCGGGCTGATCGAGCCGGTCACGTCCAGCAAGAATGCTCGTCTCGGGCAGCGGATCACCTTCGCTGTGCAGGACGAGACGCATTGCTGGCTGGAGTCGAACGGCGGGTGGGCGATCGCGTCCACGCAGCGCCGGAACTTGTCCGGCACGGGCGGGCGGCCGGTGGAGACCACGAACGCGTGGGACCCGTCGGAGCAGAGCGTGGCGCAGCGGACGGCGGAGGCCCGGTCTCGGGACCTGTACCGGGACCACCGGGTGCCGCCGCCGTGCTCGCTGGACAACAAGGCCGAGCGGCGGCGGGCCCTGCGGATCGCGTATGGGGATTCGGCGAAGCGGCCGGACGGCTGGGTGGACATCGACCGCATCGACGGGGAGATGCGCGAGATTGCCGACGCAGGAGACCCGGCGCAGGCCGAGCGCTTCTACCTGAACCGCATCGTGGCCGGCACCGGGTCGTGGATCGACCGGGACCGGTGGGACGCGCGCAAGGCTCCTCAGGAGGCGCCCGCGGCGAAAACACCCATCGTCCTCGGCTTTGACGGCAGCGATGTGGACGACTGGACGGGCATCCGCGCCGAGACGATGGACGGCTACCAGTTCACCCCGACATATGGCCCGGACAGCCGGCCGACGGTGTGGGACCCGGCGGACTGGGACGGGCAGGTGCCGCGGCTGGAGGTCGATGCGGCTGTCGACGAGCTGATGGAGCGGTACGACGTGGTGCGGATGTACTGCGATCCGCCGTATTGGGAGACCGAGGTGGACACCTGGGCGGATCGGTACGGGGAGAAGCGGGTGGTGCGCTGGTACACGCTGCGGGTGTCGCAGATGCACGCGGCGTGCGAGCGGCTCGTCACGGACGTGACGAAGCGGGATGCGACGTTCCGGCACGACGGGTGCCCGACGACCGGTGCCCACGTGGCGAATGCGCGGAAGGCGGCACGGCCGGGCAATCGGTACGTGCTCCGTAAGGCCAGCGTCACGCAGAAGATCGACCTGGGCGTGGTCAGCGTGCTGGCCCATGAGGCCGCGGGCGACGCCATCAAGGCCGGCTTGGGCAAGCCCCGGAAGAAGTCGAAGATGCTGATCATGCGGTGATGAGGGGGTGAGCGGCGTGGAGCGGACCGAGCTGCAGTGGCTCACCCACCTGATCAGGTGCCACGACAAGGAACTGCCGGAACTCAAGCGGCTGAACAGCTACTACGAGGGAACGCAGCCGCTGTCGTACATGGCGCCGGAGCTGCAGCAGGAGTTGCAGGAGACGGTGCGGCAGGTCGTCATCAACTGGCCGCGGCTGGTGGTGGATTCGGTCGAGGAGCGCCTCGACGTGGAGGGGTTTCGGTTCCCGGGGCAGCCTGCGGCGGATGAGGATCTGTGGCGGATCTGGCAGGCCAACGACATGGACAGCCAGAGTCAGCAGGGCCACCTTGACTCGCTGATCATGAAGCGTGCTTACGTGGTTATCGGGTCTCGGGACGGTGACGACGAAACGCCTCTGATCACGGTGGAATCGGCGCTGGACATGTACGCCGAGCACGACCCGCAGACGCGGCTGGTGCGGGCCGCGGTGAAGCGCTGGGAGGAAGAGGGCGAGGACGGCAAGGAGCAGCACGCCGCCCTGTACCTGCCGGACGCGACGAGCTGGTGGGTGAAGGACAAGGGCGAGTGGATCGAGGACCCGGAGCACGAGCGGGATGACCACGAGATCGGCGAGGTGATGGTGGAGGTGTTGGCCAACCGGCCGCGCCTGAAAAAGCCCAACGGCACCAGCGAACTCGCCGACGTGATCCCCCTGTCCGACGCCGCATGCAAGATCGCCACGGACATGATGGTGTCCGCCGAGTACCACGCGACGCCGCGCCGAGTCGCCTTCGGGTTCGGCGAGGAAGATTTTCAGGATGAGAGCGGCCGGAAGGTCTCGGCATTCAGCCGGATCATCGGCCGGATGTGGGCGACGGAGAAGAGCAAGACGGATGGCGCCGATGTCATCCAGTTCCCCGAAGCGACCCTCAGCAACTTTCACCAGACGTTGCAGCAGTTGGCCGTGCTGGTCGCCTCCATCTCGGGCATGCCGCCGCACTTCCTGGGCCAGGCCACTGACAACCCGGCCTCGGCCGACGGCATCCGCTCGGCGGAAACCCGTCTGGTGAAGCGCGCCGAGCGAAAGCAGCGCGCGGGCGGGACGACGTGGGAGCGCGTCATGCGCAAGGTTTTGCGGATCCGGGACGGCGTGTGGGACGACGCCGCGCGGTCGATGGAGACCCTGTGGCGGGACGCGGCCACGCCGACTGTGGCGCAGCGTGCGGACGCTGCCGTGAAGCTGTTCACCGCCAAGGTGGTGCCGCTGCGGCAGACCCGGGAGGACATCGGTTACACCCAGGCGCAGATCCAGCGGATGGAGGAACAAGACCGAGAAGCCGCGGACGACGCCCTGCAGCGGGTGATGGCCGGCGACTTCGCGGCGCTGGAGGCAGGCCCGAAGCCGCCCCCGGAGCCAGCGCCTGAGCCTGCGGTGGCCTGATGGCCGCGCAGGACGTACGGCAGCTGACGCCGGAGGAGTTGGCCTCGGCGTACTACGTGGCGCAGGCCCGGCACGCGCGGCGGACGGTAGATCGCGTGCAGGCGTTGTGGGGCGAGTTGGACCGGCGACATCTGACGGAGTCGTGGGAGACGCTGGTGGGCCCGCGGGTCGTGCGGGCGGTGTCGGAGGGCCAGTACGCGGCGGCGGCCGGCGTCGACGACTACGTGGACGCCGTGGCGACCGCGGACGGTGCCGCTTCGCAGCGGGTCGGCCGAATCAGGGCGGCGGCCTTCGCCGGGCAAGCGGCCGACGGGCGGTCCCTGGAAGGGTTGCTGTACCTGCCGGTCATCACCACGAAGCAGTCGCTGGCTGCGGGGGCCCGGGACGTCGAGGCTCTGCTCACCGGGCTGAAGCAGCTGCTGAGGATGGCGGCGAGCGAGGTGACCGACGCGGGGCGCGGGGCCGCCGGGGCGTCGATGGTCGGGCAGCGGCTGATCAACGGCTACGTCAGGGTGGTGAATCCGCCGGCCTGCGCCCGGTGCATCATCCTGGCCGGCAAGGAGTACGGCTGGAATGCAGGCTTTCAGCGTCACCCGCGGTGCGACTGCGTGCACATGCCCACGAAACTCGTTGCCCGCGGCCGCCACCATCCAGGGGCGTTCGACTCGCACGCGTACTTCAACTCGCTGAGCAAGGCCGAGCAGAACCGCATCTTCACCGCTGCCGGCGCGACGGCGATCCGGGACGGGGCGAGCATCAGCAGCGTGGTCAACGCCCGCCGCGGCATGACCACGATCGCGGACCAGGCCGGGCGCCGGGTCCGCGCGACGACCGCGGGCGCCACCCGTCGGTCGCTGTATTTCCAGATGGAGCGGGCCCGCGCCTACCGGGCGGGGACCGCTGACCCTCGATACCCGCGCCGCTTCCGGCTGCAGGGGCCGCGGCTGCTTCCCGAGCAGATCTACCGAGTGGCCGGCTCGCGTAACGAGGCGATCGAGCTGCTCCGCCGCTACGGCTACATGGGTTGGAGCGTCTGACCGCAGGCCCTCGGCCTGCCCTTTACCTGGCCGCGCGCGACGCGCGGCCATGATCCCGCGATGGGAGATCGCAATGCACAACACCCGCACAAGCTGGCTGGACGCTGCTCGTGGCACGTCCTGGTTCCAGCTGAACCGGCACGACGACCCGGAGCCGAAGGAGCCCGAGCCGGCCGAGCCGGCCGAGCCGGCGGATTCGGACCCTGCGGACCCGGAGCCCGACGACGAGCCGGAGGACGACCCGGAACCGGACGGCGCCGATCAACTCGGCGACGCCGGGAAGAAGGCGCTGGACAAGCTTCGGGCGGAACTCAAGGCCGAGCGCACGCGGCACAAGCGGGAGGCCGCTGCCGCACAGCGGCGCATCCAGGAGTTCGAGGACCGCGACAAGTCCGAGCTGGACAAGGCCACCTCGAAGGCCGAGCAGGCCACGAAGGCCGCCGAGCGCGCCACGAAGCGGGCCGTGCTCGCCGAGGTGAAGGCCGCAGCCGGCGCCCAGTTCGCGGACCCGGAGGACGCTTCGGCGTTCCTCGACCTGTCCGCCTACACCAGCGACGACGGCGAGATCGACACCGAGGCGATTGCCTCGGACCTGGACGCGCTGCTGGAGCGCAAGCCTCACCTGCGCAAGCCCGCCGCCGAGCAGAAGAAGAAGGTTCCGCGGCCGGACCCCGGTCAGGGGGCCCGTACCGACCCGCCGGCCACCGACTACCGGACCGCGGACCGCAACGAGCTGGAAGCCGAGCTGGCCAAACTCGCCCCCGGGTTCCGCCTGCGCGCGTGATCCGTATCCGCGCCCGACTGGGCGACGGCCGCACCGTCGTCGAGGTGGACGGTCACGAGGAGCACGCGGAGGCCGGCCGGGTCTGTGCCGCGGTGTCGGCCATTACCCAAACCGCTCTGCTGGGGCTCGAAGAGATAGCCCGGCAGTACCCGGACCTCGTGTCCGTCGACATCACACAGGAGTGAGTATGACCAAGACCGCCACGCGGCCTTCGTGGTTCCGGCTGGACCGGCACGACGTCCGCTCGAACGTGCCCGTCGCCATCCGCGCGATGCTGCAAAACGGTGTCCTGGATCGCGTGTTCCAGGACGCGCTGCGGCCCGAGTTCATCTACCCCGCCATCGCCGACGCCGAGCCTTGGCAGGGCGGTATGGGCGACACCAAGACGTTCACCCGCAAGGGGCTGCTGGCACCGGCCACTACGCCGATCACTGGGTCGGACCCGACTCCGGCCACGTACTCGATCGAGCAGTGGTCGGTCACCATGGACCAGTACGGCAACTCGGTGGACACGAACATGCTGAACTCCAGCATGGCTCTGGCCAGCAAGTTTTTGGCCGACGTGCAGACCCTCGCGGTCAACGCGGGGCAGTCGCTGAACCAGATCGCCCGGAACAAGCTCCACACCGCCTACTCCGGCGGCCGCACGTGGGCGACCGCCGCGGGCACCTCGGACACCTCGCTGGTGGTCGCCGACGTCTCGGGTTTCACGCAGACGCTCGTCAACGGCGTACTCACCCCCGTGTCCGCGTCCAACCCGCTCAACGTCACCGTGGCCGGAAGCGCGAACACCGTGACCGGCGTGAACGCTGGCACCAAGACGCTGACTCTGGGCACCGCCCGGTCCGATGTGGTCGGTGACGCGGTGGTGGCGTCGAACGCGCCCACCACCATCCGCCCAACCGGGTCCACTGCCTACGACCTGGGCACCAGCAACCTGGCGACGTTCGCGATGTTCCGTGCCGCGGTGACCCGGCTGCGGCGCATGAACGTCCCCACGGTCGGTGGCTACTACGTGGCGCACATCGACCCGGAGACCGAGGCGGAACTGTTCTCCGACAGCGATTTCAAGCAGGCGCTTCAGGGACGCGTCGACTCGCCGATCTACACCGACCTGTCCATCGGCCGGTTCGGCGGCATCGACTGGGTGCGCAACAACGAGGTGCCCACGGTGCTCGGCGGCTCCTCGGGCAACGTGACCGTGCACCGTCCCGTCGTGCTCGGCGCCGGCGCCCTGGTGGCCGCGCCCTTCGAGAACATGGGCAGCCTGCTCGGCGGGACCGGCGTGGAAGACGTCCCCGAGGTCTCCATGATCGAGGTGTCGCCCGGTGTGCAGGTCGCGCGGATCATCCGGCCGCCCCAGGACCGCCTGCAGCAGACCATTTCCACCACCTGGTCGTGGGTGGGGGACTACGGCGTCCCGTCCGACGCCACCAACGGTGACAGCGCCCTGTACAAGCGCGCCGTTGTGCTGGAGCACGCCTGACGCTGACCGGCCCGCGGCCAGCCGCGAGCCAGAGACGGAGTTCATCATGCGCGTGCGACTCACGCGAGATCACCGAGCGGCCTGGAATTACCAGGTCGTCGAGCTGAAGAAGGACGAGGAAGCCACCGGCGACCTGGCCCGGTACCTCCTGGCCACCGGCAGCCCCGTGTCGACTGTGGACGACGAAGCGCGAGAGGCGGAAGACGAGATGACGCAGCCTGCGAGCGACGGCCACAGCCCGGCCGCGGACATCGGCCGCCCGCTGGCCGGGAGTCTGGCAGACCAGCCCCCGGTCCACGGTAGTGCCGAGGACGTACTGACGTGGGTCGGCCACGACCAGGAACGCGCGGCCCGCGCCATCGGGGCCGAGGAGGACCAGGAGGAGCCGCGCGAAGAGCTGCTGGAGCAGCTGCTCCGGATCCACCGTCCCGGCCCGGCCGACGACGCTTTCCCCGAGGGCGGGACCGCCGAGGAGGTGCGCGCCTGGGTCGGTGAGGACCCCGAGCGAGCGCAGCAGGCGCTGGAGGCCGAGGAGGCCCGGGACAAGCCGCGTTCGACGCTCGTCAACCACCTGAAGAAGAGCGCCAGCTGAGGCGGCCAGGACAAGGGAGGTCGTCATGGCGTTGCCACCGCTGGCCACGGCGGCCGATCTCGCTGCCGCCGGCGCAACCGTGACCGGGCCCGCCGCGGACATGGCGCTGCGGCGGGCCTCGGCCCGGGTGCGGAAGTACACGCGGCAGACGCTCACGCTCGTGGAAGGCGAGACCATCACGCTGGCCGGCGGCGGCCGGGTTCTGGCGCTGCCGCAGCGCCCCCTGGTCGTGGATGCCGCGCACCCGCTGACCGTCACTGAGCTGTCGGGCATGACGGGCATCGAGCTGGCGTGCATCGAGGGACGGGACTTCACGCGGCTCGGTTCAGAGCTGACCCGGGGAGAGCCCTGGTATCAGCCCACGCGGCTGATGGGATGGCCGTGGAACCGGCCGAGCGGGGTGTGGGCGCCGCAGGTGCGGGTGACCTACTCCCACGGGTACGCCGAGGTCCCTGATGACGTCGTGGACGTTGTGCTGGCCCTGGCCGTGATGAGCCTCGCCAATCCGCAGAACCTGCGGTCGGAGGCGATCGACGACTACCAGCGGACGTTCGCGGCCGAGACGATTGGGGGCGGCGCGACGCTGTCCCGGGATCACATGGACGCGCTGCGGCCATACCGCCGGGCGGCATTTACGGTGGCCCCGTCGTGAGCGCGCTGGACGCCCTGCTGGCAGCGGGCCGGGCGGCGGCAGCGGGCCTGGCGCGGGAGACGGTCACGATCCGCGGGGCAGCTGCGGACGGTTTCGACTGGGATACGGGTACCGAGTCGCCGGGGTCGGGTGAGTTGCTGTACACGGGCCCGGCGCGGGTGAAGGCGGTTGTGGGGCGGTCGCACGGCGAGGAAGTCGACGCCGGCGAGCGCAACGTCACCTTGCGGCAATACGTGATCAGCGTGCCGTGGGATTCGCCGGCGCCGCCCGAGCGGGTGGTGCCGGGGGCGACGGTGGACGTGAACGCGTCGCCGGACGCACGGCTGGTGGGGCTGCGGCTGTGGGTGACCGGGGTGGAATACGGGTCCACGGCCACCGCGTGGCGGATCAGTGCGGAGGACAGATCATGAGGGCTGACGTACGGCAGCTGACCCGGACGGCGCTCGTCTTCCAGGGCAGCGCGGCGGAGGCCGCCGAGGAGATGGCCCGGGTGGTGACCCGCGGGGCGCTGCAGGTGAAGAACGGCTGGCGGGACAACGCGGCGGCCAGCTCGGGCCGGCACGCGCCGCACTACCCGCGGGCAATCTCGTACGACGTGCATCCGATCCCGGGTGGTGCGCACGCGGAGATCGGCCCGGACAAGAGCCGGACGCAGGGCGCGCTCGGCAACCTGCTGGAGTTCGGCAGCGTGCACAATCCGCCGCACAACGACGGCGGCCGCGCGCTGGCCGAGGAAGACCCGCGGTTCGTGGCGGCGGTGGCCGCTGTGTCTCTCCGGATGCCGTGGCGATGACCACGGCGCCGGATATCGGGCCCCACCTGGATGCGGTGGTGGGTGTGCTGGAGGGCGCAGGGCTGGCGGTGGGGCAGGGCGGCGCCCCATCGCCGGTGCCCGCCAGCAAGCGGTACGTCGCCGTGTACTTCGACCCGGGCACGGTCGGCCGGGAGTCCCTGGCCGATGAGCGCACGGACCTCGCGGTGCTTTTCCAGGTGACGTGCGTGGGCCCGACCGCGACGCAGTGCCTGTGGGTGGCTCAGCAGGTTCGCAAGGCGCTGTACGGGGTGCTGGCTGTGGCAGGTCGGTCCGCGTTCCGGCCCGAGGAGTTGGGCGGCCCGCCGGTCGCTCGGGACGACGACGTCTCGCCGCCCCTGTTTTTCCTGCCGGTGCAGTACCGGCTGCAATCCACATCATGACCTGGAGGTCATCATGGCGACTCTGACCGCGCAGGCCATCGGACTGGCCGGCATCAACCCCACCTACGCGTCGGCGGCGTCCGGCGGCGACAAGGTCTCGCCGGGCGACCGGTCGTTCGTGCACGTGAAGAACGGCGGCGGCTCGCCCGTGACCGTGACGCTGACGGCCACGGCGTCGGTGCGTGGGCAGGCCGTCGGCAACATCACGGTGTCGGTGCCGGCCTCCGGTGAGCGGATGATCGGCCCGCTCACCAGCGACCTGCTGGCCGGCCCGACCGATGGGTTCGTGGCCGTCGGCTACAGCTCTAACACCAGCGTCACGATCGCCTCGCTGCGGATCTGACCTGCCCAGTCTCCTGCTCGCCCCGCCCCTGATCGGGGCTTTTTTCATGCCCTGAGGAGGGCCCCATGTCCGATCTGATCTCCGATGGCAAGACCAAGGTGGTCTTCGCGCCGTCGCTGTCCAGCCAGACCGCGCCGACCGCGGCCGAGCTGAACGCGCTGGCCGACTACACGCCTCGCATTACCCCGGACGGTCTGAAGATCGACCCGTCCACGGCCGAGGTTGACACCTCCAGCCTCGCGTCCCGCTTCGACACGGCCGAGGCCGGCCGCGTGAAGGTGGACATCGAGCTGACGTTCAAGCGCGGTACGACCACGCAGGAGGAACTGCCGTGGACGACTCTCACCTACGGCACCCACGGGTGTGCGGTGGTGCGTCGAGGTATCGACTTCGAGACCGCGTTCGCCGCTGGCCAGGAGGTGGAGGTGTACCCGGTGGTGTGCGGTGAGCCTGCGTCGCAGCCGCCAGCCGCGAACGAGGTCAGCAAGTTCGTCTCCAAGATGATGCTGACCGGCGCCCCGACGACTCGCGCGGTGGTGGCGTAGTGCCCGATATCACCGAGATCCTGAAGCGTGCGCGGCCGCGGGAGCGGTCCGTGACGCTGTGCCTCGCGGGTGATGAGGCGGCCGAGGTCGAGCGGCTGGAGCGGCAGGTGGCCGAGCTGTCGGACACCTGGCAGCCAGAGAGTCTCGGGGCGAAGGACCCGGGCGAGGCGCTGGCGAAGCGCATCCGGGCCGCGCGGGAGCGGATGCGGAAGTCCGAGGTGGAGTTCAGGTTCCGGGCGCTCGGCGAGAAGGTGTGGAGCGATCTCCTCGCGGCGCACCCGGGCGGCAAGGGCCAGAGCTTCGACCCGGAAACTTTCCCGAAGGCGCTCATCGCGGCCGCCGCGATCGAGCCGGCCATGACGCCGGACCAGGTCACTGAGCTGTTCGAGGTGCTCAACGAGGGCCAGCGGCAGGAGCTGTGGCAGGCGGCCTTCGAAGTGAACACGGAGGCCACGAGCATCCCTTTCTCTGTGAGCGCCTCCGGGATCTTCAACTCCCTTTCCGACGGGAAGTAGAGACCGCTCGCGCGTGGGGCGTCCCTCGGTCGATTTTCATGGGACGCCCTATGCCGGGGCCCGGCGAGGTGCTCTGGACGGATGAAGACCGGGCCTGGGCGTTGGCCCTCGCCGAGGTAGAGCGGGACTGCTGCCCGGACTGTGGCCAGCCGTGGACCGAGGCCGCGGACGAGAAGAACGAATTCGCTTACAAGGCCGAGTTGCTGCGCTGCCACGCGTGCGCGACCGGCGCCCGAGAGTCGCACCGCTACCAGCGGGCGGGCGGTGACGACCGAGGCATTCACGTCTCCATCACGAAGCGGGGGTGAGTGCCGTGGCGGACCGTACAGTGCGGGTGACCCTCACCGGCAACGCGACGCCGTACCAGGCCGCTATGCGGCAGGCGGCGCGCAGCACGCAGCAGGCGGCGCAGGCTATCGCGGCGACGATGGCACGGGCGGGTGCCCGGGGCGCGGGGGCGTTCGCGCCGATTCAGGCGGCATCGGGCCAGGCGGCGGCTCAGGTGTCGGCGCGCTGGCAGGCTGCTGGCCGGTCGATCGAGTCGCGTTTCCCGCGGATCGCTGCGGCGGCTCGGGCGGCTGGGGCGCGAACTGCGGCCGGGCTCTCGGCCGGTGCCGGCCTGGTGTCGGCGCGGTGGAACGCTGTGGGGACCGGCATCGCGGGGCGCTGGCGGGCGACCACGGGCCTGGTGACCCGTGCGATGGCGGGTATGCGATCGGCGGCGGGTACGGCGGCGTCGTGGGTGGGCGCGCGCTGGAACGCCGCTGCGGCAGCGACCAGCCGGGCGTTCGGGAACATGCGGCTGACTGCCATCGCGGCAGGCGCGTCGATGATGGGTATCGCCACCAACGGCCGGAAGGCGCTGGAAGTCGCGCGCACCGCTTCGCTGGGGCTGCTGGCGGCGTTCGCCGCCGCGGCGCTGGCCGCCGCCAAGTTCGACAAGAACATGTCAGAGGTCAGAGCCGCCACCAACGAGTCCGCCGGCGGCATGGCCAAGCTGCGGCAGGCGGCGATCGACGCAGGCAATGCCACAAAGTACAGCGCGAGCGAAGCGGCGACGGCGGAAGCTGAGCTGGCGAAGGCCGGCATCTCCACCGGCGACATCATCGGCGGCGCGCTGAAGGGCTCCCTGGCTCTGGCCGCGTCCGGGCAGATGGACCTGGCCGACAGCGCAGTGGTGTCTGCGCAGGCCATGAATGCTTTCGGACTGGCCGGCAAGGACGTGCCTCACATCGCCGACGTCATCTCGGCCGGCGCCGGCAAGAGCGCGACCAACGTGCACGACATGTCGCTGGCGTTCCGTCAGGCGGCCTTGGTGGCGAGCCAGACGGGCTTGTCTCTGGAGGACACGTCCGGGGCCCTGGCGCTGTTCGCGCAGAACGCCCTGACCGGCTCGGACGCGGGCACGTCACTGAAGACGATGTTGCAGCGGCTCACGCCGCAGTCGACCGAGGCGTCCGCGGCGATGGACAAGGTGGGCTTCAGCGCCTACGACTCGCAGGGTAATTTCGTCGGTTTGTCGACGATGGCGCAGCGGCTCCACCAGAGCTTCAGTGGGCTGACGCCGGAGGCGCGCAACGCGGCCTTCGGCGTGATCTTCGGATCGGACGCGGTGCGCGCGGCGACGATCCTGTACAAGGCCGGCGGGGCCGGTGTGAACTCGTGGACCAAGGCCGTCAAGGACTCCGGCTACGCGGCGCGTATGTCGGCGACGATGACCGACAACCTGGCCGGTGACTGGGAGCGGCTGACCAGCGCGCTGGAGACCGGGCTGATCTCGTCGGGCTCGTCGGCGAACGGTGTGCTCCGCGGCATGCTGAAGACGGTCACTGGGCTGGTGAGCTGGTACAACAACCTCTCGCCGAGCGTGCAGAAGGGTGTGACTGCGTTCGCGGGTATCGCGGGTGTGGTCGGTCTGGCCGGTTCGGCCTTGCTGCTGATGCTGCCGCGCATCATGGCCGTGCGCCGGGAGCTGCTCGCCATGGGTCTCACGGCGACCCGGGCCCGCGGCATGCTGGCATCCCTGGGCAGCGTTGGTGGTGTGCTCGCCGGTATCGCCGCGGTCGCATACGGCGTGCGGGAGTTGAAGGCCGAGCTGCGGGGCGCCCCGCCGTCGGCGAACAAGCTCGGCGAATCGCTGCTGGACTTCACCCGGAAGGGCAAGGCGTCCGGCGAGCTCGCGAAGGCGTTCGGCTCCGACCTCGGACAGCTCGGCGAAGCGATCAAGCAGATCGCCAACCCGTCCGTCTCTGACCGCCTGAACCACGTCACCGAGCAGTTCAAACTGTTCTCTGACGCGGACGTGATGGGCACGAAGGGGCCCATGCAGCTGGACGAGGCGAAGGACAAAATCCACGCCATCGACGAGGCTCTGACGAGCCTGGTGCAGTCCGGCGCGCAGGACCAGGCGAAGCAGGCGTTCGACCAGCTTGCCGCTGCCGCGCACAAGGGCGGCCAGTCCACTGAGGACTTCAAGAGCCTGTTGCCCGGGTACACCGACGCCCTTGCGCAGACCAGCGTCCAGGCCAAAACGACCGGCGACGCACAGACGAAGATGGGCGACGCCGCGGCCAAGACGAAGGCCGAGTTCGAGGACCAGCGCTCGGCGGCCGAGAAGCTCACGGACGTGCTGAAGACCCTGAACGGCATCAACATCACCGCGGCCGAGCAGGAGATCAGCTTCCGGCAATCGCTGTCCGACCTGACCAGCACGGTCAAGGAGAACGGCCACAGCCTCGACACGACGTCGGAGAAGGGCCGCAAGGTCAAGAGCGCGTTCCTCGACGCAGCGAAGGCCGCCATGGAGCACGCCCAGGCCGTCGCCGACCAGAAGAACTCTGTTGAGGCTGGCAACGCCGTGCTGGAGAAGGACATCTCTGCTCTGAAGCAGACGATGCACCAGGCCGGCTTCACGACAACGCAGATCAAGCAGCTCACGTCTGCCTATGCGCAGTTGCCGGGTGCGAAGAACACCACGGTGAAGGCGATCCAGGCCCAGCAGACAATGGCCGAGCTGGACACGATCCGGAAGAAGGTACAGGACGTCCCGCCGGGCAAGTCGATTACGGTCAAGGCGCCGTCGGCGCCCGCGGTCGCGGCACTGCGGGACATCGGCTACAACGTCAAGATCCTCAAGGGCAAGCAGATCAGCATCACGGCCCCGACGTCTGGTGCGTCGGCGGCGGTGGCGCGCCTGCGGGAGCAGATCGCGGCCCTGCGCGACAAGGTCGTGAGCATTTCGATCACGCGGTATTTCCGAAGCGTGGGCAACCCGCAGGGCATGAAGAACGCTCTGGAGACGCGGGCGGGCGGCGGGCCGGTTGGCAGGTACGCCTCGGGTGGCAACGTCCAGATGTACCCGCAGGGTGGTCTGATCAGCGGTCCGGGTACGGACACCTCGGACTCGATCCTGGCGCTGTTCCCCTCGGGCCCGGCGATGGTGTCCGACACCGAGTTCGTGGTGCGTGCGGCGGCGGTTCGTCGGTATGGCCTCGGGCTGCTGAACGCGATCAACTCCGGCAGCCTGCCGAAGTTCGCCGGTGGGGGCTCGCTGCCGCGGCTGGCCGGTGGTGGCCTGAACGGCTTCAGCTACACACCGACGGGCGCCGCGGTGCTGGGCGGGACTGGCGACGCGAAGGAGCGCTACGACAAGGGCGTCGAGAAGCTGAAGACGGCCTGGTCGGACCTCGACAAGGCCGTGGCCGACGCGAAAAAGAAGGCGGACGCGCTGCGGGACGCCGAGCGGAACCTGTCCAGGGTGCGGCGCGGCCACCACACCGCGACGCAGCTGCGAGCGGCGCAGGAGAAGGTCGACAAGGCCCGGACTGCGAAGCGCTCGGCGGACGCCAAGGTCAGGGGCGAGCGGGCCGACGTCTACTCGGCGGATGCCGCGCTCGGCGTGAAGAAGGGAAGCCGGGCCCCCTCCTCGTTCAACCTGGCTGCGTACCAGAAGCAGCTGGCCGACTCGGTGTACGCGACGACCAAGTGGCGGACGAACCTCCAGAAGATCGCCCAGAGGGGAGGGGAGGACGTTCGGCAGATGCTGCAGGAGATGGGCGAGGACGGGTACGCCCTCGTCAACTCCCTGGCCGGCGCGTCAACCAAGCAGTTCAACGACATCATCAACCAGCTGAAGAAGACCGGCGGCGTGGCGCAGGCGACCCTGAGCGACTTCACCAGGCAGCTCGGGGCCAGCACGAAGGAGTCGCAGCAGTTCGCGAGCGATCTCCAGACGCTGGCCAGCCGCGGTTTCGGCGATCTCGCGCAGGCCCTCGCCGCGCAGGGCGACGACACCGCGGCGACCCTCGCGCACCAGGCGGCCACCGGCAGCACGGCGGACGTCGCCCGAGCCAACAGCGCGGTGCGGTCCAATCAGCAGGCGCTGACGGGCGATGACCTCGCCAACAGCCTGGTGGTGCTGTCCGCGCTCCGCTCGAAGAAGGGCGCAGGTATCGCCGACATCCTGGGCGCCGGCATGGAGTTCAGCACGCTGCGGACGCTGGTCCCGAAGATGCTGGGGCAGATCAACATGCTGCCCGACGTCTACAAGCGGACGTTCCTTGCACAGTGGGCGGGCCAGTCCGGGCACGCGGCGATGGCCCGGGGCGGCATCCTCACCCGGCCCACTGCGGTGCTCGCCGCGGAGGCCGGCGATGCCGAGTCGTGGATCCCGGTGAACGGCAGCAGCCGGTCTCAGGGGCTGCTGGCGCGGACGGCGGGGCTCATGGGCTACCAGCTCATCCCCGCAGGCCGGTACGGGGCCGCCCGGGACGGCGGGCCGCAGACGGTGCGCGAGGGCGACCGGAACACCACGGTCAACCTCTACGGGGCCCGACAGAGCAGCGCCGAGCAGGCCCGGGACATCGCGAGGCATCTCGCGTTCGTCGGATAGGAGGTGGGCGGTGCCGTACACCGCGGGCGACACGCTCGACGGGCTGCGGGTCGACCTCGGCGACATCCCCCTGGGCGGGGTGGATGACGCCGGGGTCGCCTGGTCCCTGCAGACGCTGGAGGGCTGGGACTCGGCCGAGCACCGGTCGGAGACACAGCAACGCGAGGGCGACCACGGCGCGTGGCTCGGGCCGGCCTACCTCGGCGAGCGCCCCATCACACTGGCCGGCACCATCACGGCCCCGGACCGGGGCGTGCTGGACGACGCAACGGAGCGGATCCGGGCGGCGGCCGCGCTGGCCCCGACGCTGCTCGTGGTGCAGGAGTCCCGGCCCAAGCAGGCCGTGGTCCAGCGGTCCGGTAAGCCGCTGCTGCAGTACCTGACCGATCGGCTCGCGAGTTACAGCGTGATGGTGACGGCTGGGGATCCGCGGCGGTACAGCACGGACCTGCAGCAGGGCACTACTGCGCTGCCGTCCACTTCGGGCGGACTGACGCTGCCTTACGCGGTGCCGTACACCATCTCGGCCACCACGGTGGCCGGGCAGGTCGACGCGCTGAACGAGGGCAGCATCGACACCCGTCCGGCGCTGACGATCACGGGTCCGGTGAGCCAGCCGCGGGTGTACGGGCAGATGCCGGACGGCTCGGTGCGCGTCGTGAAGTGCGCGTTCGATCTGCTGGACGGTGACGTGTTGGTGATCGATACCGACATGCACACCGCGATCCTCAACGGCAATACCTCGCGGCGGCGGTTCGTGTCCGCGCCGCAGGGCTGGCCGACCATCCCCGCCCGCGGAACGGTGAGCTACCAGTTCCGCTCGTCTGTCTATTCCGCTACCGCCCTGCTGACCGTCCAATGGCGCTCGGCCTGGATGTGAGGAGGCCGCAGTGCCATTCGATCCGCTCGACATCAACGGGATCACGTACGACGGGATCGAGCTGCGCCGGGCGGCGGTCCTCGGTGTCATGTCCAACGGCACCACCTACGGCGGCCGGTCGGGCGTGAGGCCCGGCGACCCGGGCCTGGTCACCACCCTGTCCGGGACGACCATCAACGTCAGCGCCGGTGCTGGGTGGGTGTGGTACACGGGGCAGGGCACGTACCGGGCGGCTCTGCCGTCGGCGTGGACCGGGACGCTGCAGGCCGCGCACGCCACGCTGTCCCGGATCGACCTGGTGTACCTGCGGGTGTGGGACAACGCCGTGGACGGCTCCGGGCTGACGCAGGCCGACGTCGTGTACCTGCCGGGCACCGCGTCGTCTACGCCCGTCATCCCTACGCCGGCGGGCACTCAGATCGGTTTTTACCTGGCGACGATCAACGTGCCGCCCGTCGGCGGCGGATCGCCGTCGGTGTCCCTGTCGGTGCTGCCGCGGACAGTGGCGCCGGGCGGGATCCTGCCCAGCAGCGTCGCCCCGACCAGCCCGTACCTGGGCCAGTATTACGACAACGGCACCGACCTGCTGCGCTACAACGGCAGCACCTGGGAGACCTACCAGAAGGTGCAGTCCGTCTCGTGGACCACGCCGACGCTCGGAACGGGCTACACCCAGGGCGACCTGACCACGAACGGGAATCTCAACGGCCCGATCAGGTATCGCAAGATCACGCTTTTCGGCACTGACTACGTCGAGTGGGACGGCGGCGCCAACCGATCCACCGGCGCGCAGACCACGAACATCCTCTCTGCGGCCCTCGCGAGCACGTTCCGGCCGGCTGGTCGCGCATCGTTCACGATCGCCCGTAACGCGACCAGCGCGGCAGGCGAAACGAGCGCCATCAGCAGTTGCAAGGTGGACTTCAACCAGGACGGCACCGTGGCGCTCGTGGCGGCGACCGCCGGCCCGACCGAAACGACTTGGTTCAGCCTGCGCGGAATCAGGTACGCCCTCGCATGAGCACTCCCACCATGATGGCCGCGCCGCTCGGCCAGTCTGATCTGTCGATGCCGTATGAGCTGGACTGGTATGGCTGCGACCTGAAGAGCGGCCGAATCATCGAAGACCTGCGGTCGCTGTCGCCGAGTGGGGCCCTGTCTCGTCGGCTCGGCGCTTCGACGACGCTGAACACGACGCTCGGTCTGCCGGGCGCGCCGAGCGGCTGGGAAGCAGCGACGGACCAGGGCCGCAGCATGCTGGTGGCGGTGGACCGGGCGACGGACACCCCGCTGTGGGCGGGCATGGTCCTGACCCGGGCGGGCGGTACCGCGCAGACCGTCGATCTGCAACTGGCTACGCCCGAGGCGTACCTCGACCGCCGGTACACCGGAACGATCACCCTGGTGCAGCAGGATCAGGCGGCGGTGTGCGCCGCGGTGCTCGGCCCCGCGTTGACCGACGGGCCTCCGTTCCAGATGGACGCACCAGCTACCGGCGTCCTGATGGACTACTCGGTGCTCGACGGCGATGACCGCACCGCGCTGTCCGCCCTGCAAGAGCTGGCGGGTGCCGAGGGCGGCCCCGAGTGGACCGTGGACGTCGCCTGGAACGCCTCGCACGACGGGTTCGTGCTGCCGATCCGAATCCGGCCCGCCGTCGGCGTGCAGTCCACGGCGCCCGAGGCGGTGTTCGACTTCCCCGGCTGCGTGACCTCGTACAGCCTCACCGAGTCCTACGAGGCGGGTAAGGGCGCGACGATCGTGCAGGCCAGGGGCGAGGGCGAGGGGGACGGCCGCCTGTCGTCCAGCGCGTACACCGCGGACGCCCTGATCGCCGCTGGCTGGCCGCGGTGGGTCTACCGCTTCACGCCGTCCGCCGGCCAGTCGGACCCGACACAGCTCAACGCGCACGCGAGCCGAGCCCTGGCGCTGATGCAGACCGGTGCGCGGGTGTGGCAGGTGGAGGCGGCGGCCAGCGTGGCGCCGCGGCTGGGCCGGGACTGGGCGCTGGGTGACACCGTGCGCATCTCGGTGGAGTCCTCCCCGCGGCATCCGGCCGGGGCGGACGTGACGGCCCGCGCGTGGGCGTGGGAGCTGGAGCCGGGGGCGAATACCATCCGGCCGATCCTGGTGGAGGACGACTGATGCCCACAGCAGGCGACCAACTGCCGCCCGAGCCACAGACCCTGGCACGTAAGGTCGCTCAGCTGGAGCGGGAGGTGCGGGAACTGCGCGCCGCGCGACGGCTGGAGCAGGCCACCGTCGGCGCCGGTGGCGTCCGCATCGTCAACGGCGGGCGCCTGGCAATGGACACGGTGCCCGGCGTGCGCATGGTCGACGTCGGCAGCATCACCGACGGCCGGTTCAACCACCCCGACGGCCGGGCCCAGCAGGCCATCTGGCTACGACGCGAGGACGGCACCGCGATCATGTCGTGCTTCTCGGGGATCGGCAGCGAACTGCAGGCGTGGAACTTCTACGACCGCGACGGTCGGAGCGTCTTCAGCGAGGACACCGTCAGCGGGTCCGGCCTCGCCCGGCCGTACTTGCCTGTGCAGATGGGGCCCAGCATTCAGTCGGGTTGGGACTACTGGCCCCGTAACTCGACGACGACGATGGCGGAGCTGTGGCGCGGCATGATCTACAAACAGCAGCCTCGGGTGGTGGTCGTGATGGACGCCGCGATGGACACCTCCGGCGCGACGGGGTTCATCGAGATGCGGATCAACGGGATCGCGCAGGGGTCACCCACCTCGGTGGATTTTAACGGCAACTACTACACCCTCGGCCCGTTCGACCTGACCAGTTTCGCGCACATGCAGCAGGTGGCGATCTCCGTTCACGGGCGCCGCAACACGGGGACCGGAACGATCCGGGCCAGCGTGTATTCCGCGTACACCATCCAGAGTTGAGAGGTTCGTATGAGCACTCCTCCCGACGACCCGCCGGGGCGCCCGTCCCGGGACGTTCCGACGGGCCCGCTGATGCCAGTACCACCGCCCGAAACTGGGCTGCCTGACCAGGGTGACCCGCCGTCGCCGCCCGCCGATCCGGACGAGCCGGAAGCCACCTGACCATACCCATCCACCTCGCCCCGAGCCATTGGCCGGGGCCTTTCGCATATCTGGAGGCCCCTATGGCCAAAAGCGGACCGCAGACCTATCCGGGTGCGAGCCTGTCGCACTGGTACCAGAACGCCTATGCCGGCGACGCGATGGAGACGAACACCATCGTCTGGCATTCGACCGAGGGCACGAGCCTGCCGACGTACAGCGGCGGCGCGATCGCCCCGAACCTGACCGCGGTGCCGAACTGGGGCAAGAAGCGGCTGGACTGGTACCAGCACTTCGGGTTTGACACCTCCGCCCGGGCCCTGGTGAACCGCGCGGGCGGGGTGGAGACGAACACTCTGAACGTGTGCCAGGTCGAGATCGTGGGCACCTGCGACCCGGCCACGCACAAGCGCTGGGGCTCGACGCCGCACCTGTACATGCCGGAGCTGCCGGACTGGGCGATCCGGGACCTGGCCGCATTCGCCCGGTGGGCGCACGACGAGCACGGCGTGCCGCTCTCCTCCGGCGTGACGTTCAAGGCGTACCCGGCGTCGTACGGCTCCAACGGAGTCCGGATGAACGGCGGTGAGTGGATGGCGTTCAGTGGGCACTGCGGGCACCAGCACGTGCCGGAGAACGACCACGGCGACCCGGGCGCCCTGCCGATGGCGGCGATCCTCGCCGCGGCGGGAAAGAGCAGCAACTCGTCGGGCGGATCATCGAGCAGCGGCTCCTCTTCAACCGCCCAGCCGAAGGTGTCGTTGGCGCACGTCGTGGCTGCGGCCCGCAAGGACCCGTCGGCACCCCAGGGGCACGTCACCTACCGCGCTGAGGTGCTGGTGGTCGAACACGCCCTCGCGGCCGAGGGACTGCTGTCGTCGAAGTACGTGGACGGCAGTTTCGGCACGCGCTCGATCAGCGCCTACGCGCGCTGGCAGCGGTCCACGGCCGGCGGCGGATACACCGGCACGGCTGCCGACGGCATCCCCGGCTCCGCCTCCCTCAAGCGCCTCGGCGCCCGGCACGGCTTCACCGTCACCCCCTGACTCCCTTCGGAGCGTCTTGGAGGCGCGCCGACCAGTAGAAACGGAAGTCGCAATGAAGATCCTCAGCCGTGAGCCGGCTCTCTGGCTCAACTCGCTCTCCGCCGTCCTCGGCCTGATCGTCACCTTCAACGTCGGGCTCACCGAGGACCAGGCCGGTTGGATTGTCGCGGGGGTCTCCGCGATCCTCGGCGCCATCGCCGCCGCCCTGACCAGGCCCATCGCGGTGCAGGCGTTCACCACGCTCGTGGCGACCGTGGCATCGGCTGTGGCCGCGTTCGGATACGAAGTGCGGCCGACCACCACGGCTGCGGTCAACGGCGTGGTGCTGGCGATCCTGATGTTCATCACCCGCGCGCAGGTCACCCCGTCCAGCCCTCAGGCCCCGGTCACCCAGCCGTCCGGCCCGCAGGCCGTCTGA